ATGAGTAAAGATGCTTTTTATTTCTCACACGATGCAAATGCAAGAAACGACCCCAAGATATTAGCCATGCGAAGTATTTGTGGCTCTGAAGGTTACGGCTGGTACTGGATGCTAATTGAACTTATGCGAGAGCAAGAGAATTATTGCCTATCTATAGCTGGCAAATACGATTACAATGCGATTGCCATGCAATTGCAATGCGAACCGGATGCTATCAAAACTTTTATTACAGATTGCATCAATGAATTTCATTTATACGAAACAGACGGGCAATTATTTTGGAGTGATTCTCTGTTAAGACGTATGGGGAAGATGAATAAACTTCGTGATAAACGAAAATTAGCGGCTCACAAAGGTGCGGAAGCACGGTGGTCTGATGCCAAACGCATGCCAAACGCATGCCAAACGGATGCGATTGATATGCCAAAACATGCCAAAGAAAAGAAAACTAAAGAAAAGAAAATAGAAACTAAATCAAACAAAATAACAGATGAACACATCTCTATCTTCAACCATTGGAACCAACAAGAAATAATAATACATAAAAACCTAACCGAAGAAATCAAAAAAGCAATAGAAGCTGCTCTCAAAAAACATTCACTTGAAGAGATTCTCCAATCAATCGCAAACTTCTCAACCGCTTACAAAAATGAAAAATACGAAATGTGTAGTTACAAATGGGGTTTGGTTACGTTCTTGAAACAAAAGAACGCCCTGCCCCATTTTCTTGATGACGGAGAAAAGTGGCTGAGTTATTTGGATTGGCAGAAGAAGAAGCCCGCACAACAACCCAAAAAGCAGAAGTGTGAGACAACCGGGCAGGAGTACGAGCTGTTCGATGCGAGGGGAGAAAGGGGTTGATAGAGATAAGACAACAAGCAATGTTTAACGAACTAATAATAGATTCCTTCGCTGGTGGTGGCGGTGCAAGCACTGGCATTCATCTAGCCATAGGCCGGTCGGTTGACATCGCAATCAATCACGACCCGGCGGCAATAGCCATGCATAAAGTTAATCATCCAAATACAAAACATTTTTGCGAATCAGTTTGGGATGTAGACCCGCGAGAAGTTACGCAAGGGCAACCAGTGGGATTGATGTGGCTATCCCCGGACTGCTCTCATTTTTCAAAGGCAAAAGGTGGCAAGCCGGTAAAAAAGAATATCAGAGGGCTTGCATGGATAGCAGTAAAATGGGCAGCTACAGTCAGACCCAGATTAATCATATTGGAGAATGTAGAAGAATTTAAAACATGGGGGCCGCTTACAAAAGAGGGTTATCCGGACATAGACCAAAAAGGCCGCACATTCGATTCTTTTGTAAATGCACTTAAACGACATGGATATCAAGTAGATTACAGAGAACTTCGGGCTTGCGATTATGGAGCCCCTACGAGCCGCAAAAGGTTTTTTATGGTTGCTAGATGTGATGGCCAGCCTATTGCGTGGCCAGAAACCACCCACGGCGACCCTAAAAGCCTAGAAGTTATAAGCGGAAAGCTGAAACCGTGGAGGACAGCAGCAGAAATCATAGATTGGTCAATACCCTGTCCATCAATCTTTGAGAGGAAAAAACCTTTGGTCGAAAACACCATGAAGCGAATAGCGCGAGGAATACAAAAGTTTGTAATAGACACCCCGAATCCGTTTATTGTTCCGCAAACTAACCAGTCAAACAAAAGCGACAATTCCCAACTGGTTGCTGCATTCCTAACTCAATACCACAGTTACGAGGGGGACGGAGCCAGAGGACAAACGCTGGATAGACCGCTTTTAACACTAGATACATCTAACAGATATGCATTAGTTCAAGCCTTCTTAATCGCTTATTACGGGACATCCAGAGGCAGTAAATGTAATGAACCGCTACAAACAGTGGTGTCAAAAGACCGATTCGGCTTAATTACGATTCACAATCAAGACTACAGAATAGTGGATATTGGCATGAGAATGCTGGCACCGCGCGAGCTGTTTAACGCACAAGGATTTCCTGTCGATTACATAATTGATGTAGATTCTAAAGGCAAACGGTATCCAAAGACCGCGCAGGTGGCCAGATGTGGCAATGCAGTACCACCTCCCTTTGCTGAAGCATTAGTTAGGGCTAATCTGCCAGAACTTTGTAGTGTAGCGGCGTAATTTTAAGGAGGACAGCCAATGAATATAATAAACCAAATACCCCCATACAACGACAGGAATGACAACATCCAGGGCTTCCAGCTTTGGTTGAGAGACCTCGCTGAGTGTCACAGCGAAGGAATCTCCGAGAGGTATCAAAAAAGAGCGCAGGAAGCATGGGAGGCGGCACATAAGATTATTGCCAGAGGTAAGGAACACAAAAGTCCTGTAAAATTAGATTTTTGTGAAGATAAAGAATACACTCGCATCTGCCCTGAATGCGGCACGGAATTCACCACGAACCGATCTAATCAAAAATACTGCAAAAGCAAATGTACAGTAGAACACTGTACCAGAGTGTATCGAGAGAAAAACAAAAAGCCGCCGAAGCAACCTGTGAAGAAAATCTGTGCTAATCCTGCATGTGGAATGGAATTCGAGACTGCCGATGCAAGGCAGAAATATCATAGCACTGAGTGCCGGAAAGTCAACACAGCTAGAAAGATGCGGGAAAGAAAGCGGAAGAAAAAGGAGATGGTCACTTGTCAATAACAATCGGGATAGACCCATCATACACAGGAACAGGCATTATAGCACTTGATACCGACACCGGCAATCTGAAAGATCAACTGGTAATCAGTACAACAACCAAATATACCGAAATAGAACGAGTGAGACAGATATGGAAAGAAATATCTGCCTTTTTAGTTGAACCGATTGACGCAGTAGTCATTGAAGGATTAGCTTTCGCTAAAAAAAATAAGGCTCACCAGATGGGATACCTGCACTACAGGTTGAGAGAATACCTTGAAGCCAGCAAGACCAATCCTTTAATCGTAATTCCACCCCCTAGTCAACTGAAGAAGTTCGTAACCGGTACAGGAAATGCGGGTAAAGAAATAATGCTCAAAGAGGTTTATAAACGATGGGGATTCGACGCCAATGACAATAATTTAGCGGATGCGTACGGATTAGCTTGCATAGGTAGGGGTTACGTAGGGGCAGAGCCAAAGCTGATTAAATGCCAACAGGAAGTGATTGCGGTGATGAAGGGCGAAAAGGTGAAGAAAACTAGGAAGAAGTAAGGGGGCTAGTATGAGTTTTTGGAAAAGCAGAGAACATAAAGCCCGAAAAGTCCACAAATGCCTTTATTGCGGAAGAACGATAGAGGTTGGCGAGATTTACGACAGGGAAACAGGTGTGTTCGAGGGTGATTTTAACGACTATTGTTTGTGCCTTAGATGCCTATTTTTGGTGGATAAATATGAACGCAATGGAGACGAGTTGGGCAATTTTTACGACACGCTTCTTGAGCAATATTTAATGCCTTGCCCTTCTTGCGATTCAATTAACTTGCGAACTCATAACTTTTCAAAAGATAAAATGTCGTGCGAATGCGAGTGCGGCAGTTGTGGGGAGAAATGGACTGCTGATTTAAGCATAGAAGGGATAAAGAAGAGATTGGAGGACTAATATGAACATAAACGAAATGCCAGCAGGCTATGAAATGGATGCGATGATAGCGGAGATGGAAGGATATAAAGCTTACGAAGAAAAACGCGGAGAATGGAATTTAGCCGTAATACAAAAACCAGGGGAACGCGAGCCCTGGAAAAGCGGGAGAATGGAATACTGGGAATCAGCAAGCAAACGGTACACTAAAATAACCTGTGTCGAAGCCAGTAGAATAGGTTTTTATGGAGTCGGTTTTCCACGCTACTCCACAAACATAGCAGATGCGTGGCCCCTGGTCGAAAAGCTCAGGATGTGGTTATTTCCTACTTGCGATGTAGATAAAACATACGAATGGACTGTCGTAATTGATGGTGAGTCCTGGGAAGATAGAATTTGCGCCGAAACAGCACCCCTTGCAATTTGTAGATGCGCATTGAAGAGATGGGAGGCAGAGAAGATATGACAGCTGGTAAATTACCCGACAATATAATCCCAATTGATATTTTGAGAATAGAACGCAACCAGCATAAAAAATGCACATGCATCAAACCTAAATACACAATTGATGTCTCTCTGAGAGAAGTGCATTGCAAGAGATGCGGGGCAAAAGTAGAGCCCTTTGATGCCTTAACGGAAATAGCTAGGGATATTGAAAGATGGAATAGCGAAATAGAGAGAATGTTAAAGCAAAGGCAGGAATTAGCAGACTGGAAGCCGTGGTTAATAGCTTTAAGAAGGGTAGAAAAGACTTACAGAGGCGGAAAAATGATTCCTTCCTGCCCTCATTGCGGCAGGGGCATACTGGCAGAAGAATTAGCTGATGATTGTTCGGTATATAAAGATAGGGAGTTGGAACGAAGGAAGTTCGAGAGAAGGTGACACCCGATGCAACCTAAGGCGATTACATTCAACCGAGAAGGCCGAAATATCATCGGTACCGTCTACAATTACATATTAGAACCCTCTGCTGGTGGAAGATACAAACACCAGCTTATTTATTTTGTGAAAGATTCGGATGGTAAGCGGTACAGGGTGCCGAAGGTTGACGTAATAACAATGGGGAAACTCAAAACCAAAAAGAGCAAGAAATCTAAGAAGAAAAAGACAGCGCAAAGAAGGTGATTAAATGTCACTAGCCGATGAATGTAACACCCTCAGCGATAAAATCCTGGCCCTAGAACAAGAGAACGAAACCAATGAAATAATCATAGCCCAGCAAAGAGAAATCATCGCAGAGCTAAAATCTAAGCCCAATGAGAGTACGTATTTGTTACAGATAGCGGACGAGATTAGGAAGATAAGACCCACGCTGATGACCTACTATGATAGGTTGCCTGATTATTTGCAGAATATATTGAGATTGCACGACCTATGGGGGAAAGAAAGGGGTGAAAGCGATGTTAGCGAAAATGAGACAGTTCTTTAAGCTAGAAGTGCCCGAGCCTGAAATAGACCCAAAAGAACAACTGTTGTCGGAACTTCAGCAGGCGTGGCGTGAATGGGTAGTGGCACAGCAGAGGATTAATAACGCCGAGCCGGAGTTTGTTGAGGCCGCTGTACTTGGGTTGCTTGCGGCTGAAAAGAGATATGGGGCATTGTTGCGGAGATATAAGGAATTGGAGGGCTGAAAATGTGGGGTAAAATCAGTGACGATACTATTTTCACTTGCTCAAATTGTGGTTTCAAGATTAATCCTTACGCGTACTATGACGTGATGGGGCTTAGTCCGGAGCAAATGTTTAGCAGAATGCCTGTGTGCCCAAAGTGCGGTCATTGGGCATGGATGAACGGAGGTTATTGATTTGAAAATGATGGATTTAGACCTTGATAAGCTGGAGGAACTTTGCGAGAAAGCCAAGACCATCCCTGAAGTTTTTGTATTAAGCATTGTCCTGTCTGAGCTAATCGAACGGGTGCGGAAGGCGGAGAAATTGGCGGAGGCATGTAAGGGATTACAGAAGGTCGTGGGAGCAGGTGCCTGGGCGCGTTATGATGCTTGGAAAAAGTTCACACAAGCCCTAGCAGAATGGGAGGGACAGTAGATGGACAAAAAAGAAATTTTAATTTCAAGTGATGATCAACCAAGAGTTATCCAGCTATTGCTAAAACTGCAAACCGAACTAAAAATCGAGCGAGAAGCCCGGGAGCAGGCTGAGGCTGATTGTGTAAATATGTTCAGCACTCTTAAAAACATTAAAGAAATTATGGATGAATCTGAAGGAATAGCTGGTTGGCATTTAAACGGAGATATAAGTCCTTGGGAAGAGGGGTTATTTCAAGATGTTGCAAAGTCTTTATCTGGTGAGGGTAGCAAACTGGATAAAGCTGACCAGTATATAGTGCGACTTGAAACGGAGTTGGAAAACTACAAGCGGGCGCTGGAGTTAGCGTGTCAATACGCGGTAGACCCCGAATCAGTGATGCATGAGTTCCTCGCCCAAGCCCGAGAGATGGGGCAGGATGGTTGGGAGGTAAAGCCAATGAGGCCGGGAACGGGTTTATATCCCCAGGACAGGGGGCAGGAGTAATGGGAAAGACTGAGCGTGTTTTAAGGTTTTATTTATATCAAATATTTATATTATTTCCTCTAGTAAGGGGCGGACAAATTGCAATAACTGCCGAAACTACCATAGGTTATATAAATGGTGTGCTTTTAATAATAGGTGGAACGCTTGTGACGATAGCGGTGTGTAGTGAAGCGGTGCGTTATAAAGCAATCCAAAGGGGGCAGGAGTGATGAACATAATGTTTATGTTGCGACAGAGAAAGAAGGTGCACGAAAATGTTAAGTATTGAAGATACAGTTGGGTGTTATGAGAACTGCCCACGTAAAGAACAATTTGTAGATATGGCACGGGAAAGTATTACTCTTGAAGAAGTTGAAAAACTATACAGGTTTTTACAGGGTGAAATTCCTAAAGGATTCGATATTAAGGCAATGCCAAATCTATCGCCTGACCAAGCTTTCTCTGTAATATATTACCTTCAGGAAGGGCTAAGGATATTACCAGATAAATACGAGAAATGCTGTGTAGATGGATGTAACACTTTGTATGATTCGGACTCAGAGGGCTGTCTGGCAATGCTTTGTGAGAGTTGCTATGAAAATATGTGCCCTCATTGTGGAGACGGCATTGAGTGTGTAGATTGCGAATTGTACAAAAAGGTACACGGTGATTAGTGTGTTGCAGTACAACGATTTAGCGAAGGAGTGAGAAGTTGAAGGAATATAAAGAGGTACAAATTATAAAACATGCATTAATGAATTATATCAAAAGACCAGGGGCTACTGATAAGGAAATCAAGCAAGAAAAACAATTGTTACAGGATTATACCGAAAGAGCAGAGAGATTTAAACAAAGGTATGGGATTAAATGATTATACAACGATTAAACGACAGAGGAGGTAGACAATGCCAAAATACCTAAACGCCGATAAACGAGAAGGCATATATTGGGCATGTGCAACAAAAGGCTTTTTCATGGATAAACAACAATACTATACAGGCAAACCACTGACTTGGCTCAACTCCATTATGTTGAGCCTTGATTGTTTTATAGTCGCAAACTTGAAAAACATAAGCCCAGACGAGGACCGAGCGATAAGAAACACAATTAAGCGAGTAACGCCTTCAATTGTAGTAAGTAGGGTTGTCACGAGCGATAGAAAGCCGGTGCAAGTTGATGCTGAGATCGTTGACGATTTAGCGGAATTCTCCTTAGAGAATTGCAAGAACTGTAAAGAGAATCCGAATGAGTGTAAGCTCAGGAAAACGCTGTTGGAGTTGGGAATACCGCCTTATGTAGAAGAAGGCCCATGCCCTTATTGGCAGGGAGGGAGTGAGGAAGCATGAAGATAATAGGGTGGATATGCTTTGCTTTGAGTGTTATAGCACTTGTTGATGCAATTACACGTGGTGATTATGGTCCCGGCGTGAGATTATTTGCTGTTTTCGCTCAGGGTTTGTTTGTTTTTTACATTGGTTGGACGCTATTAGGGTTAGGAGGGAAAATCATATGAATACCATACGTTTAGTAGCAAGGAGGATGCATCATGTGGCGAAAAATAATCGGCTTACCCAAAGTAAATATTAAACCCGAATGGACGATTGAGGGGCAGATTCTGAAAATGGTTGAAGAAATTGGCGAGGTTAGTCAAGCGGTCGTTAAGAAGGGAGATTTAAGGGAAGCAGGTAAAGAAACTATTGACGTAGCACAGACCGCAGTAACTTTACTAGCGATGCTTGAAAAACAAGGCGTGGACATTGACCAATGCCTAATGGAGCATATCACGAAACTGCATTACAAGGGGTATGTAACAGACAAACGCATTCCCGTGGTAACTGGTATAGAAAGGGTGGATGACCGATGAAAGAGACTCCAATTATTTTTAACACCGAAATGGTGAGAGCGATACTAGACGGGCGCAAGACTATGACGAGACGGATTGTTAAGCCACAACCTAAATTATTCTATACTCTTGGTGAAACAAGTGACCCCATTAATCCTGAAAAAACTGCTTTTAAGGTTATGGATAAAGGTGGTAGAGACTATTTAATGTTACCACCCTATCAGCCCGGAGACAGGTTGTGGGTGAAAGAGACTTGGGCAGTAAAGATTACAGGTGATTCCGAGGACCCCGGTTTTAGCTTTACATACAAATCCAGACCAGAAGATTATATATGGAATGTATATCCAACAGATGATGATAGGTTTGAATTGATTAACAAATACGCAGATAAAAACGGTTGGCAATCGTCGTTATTTATGCCCCGAGAAGCCGCAAGACTAACACTCGATGTAATCAGCGTGCGGACTGAGAGGTTGCAGGATATAACAGACGCTGATTGTTGGGCGGAAGGCATAGACGATGACGTTCCATTCGGCACAGCAGAAACAAAATTTGCCGACTTCTGGGACTCCAGCTATGCCGCACCCAAACCCGTAGAGAAAAACGGTATCATAACACACTACGAGTCCTATCCGTGGGAGGATATACAAGAAACACGCATGCACCTTGGCTTGCCGTGGATAGTGTGCGGCAATCCTTATATTTGGCGGGTAGAATATGACCCGAGATTGGAGGTCTAACATGCCTAAAATAAAGCCCTACAACAAACTCCTGCTCGACACGGAGTTAGGAGAAGATGCCATACTCACAATTGATTATCTGGACTGGGATGTGGCCAAAATGACATTCCGGGACATGCTGATAAACCACGAACACATGATAAGGGCCGCCGACAAGGTGGTCCTTTCTTCGTCTGACATTGGCGAGTGGAAATACAACCATGACAGCAAGAAATGGGAGAGGCGGCGAATATGAAAAATTGGTTTAGAGCAACAGAATGGTATCTGTTCAACTTCTCTCAGTTCCCGGCTATGGCGGCCGCACGCCGAGCAAGAGTCGAGGATATAAGGGAAGGCTACATTCCTTCACTAATCCCCGTATATGAACTACGAGAAGGACAACGAGGGAATACGGTATCGTCCCCTGTGGAAAAAGCCGCAATAAAGATAGCAGACGATGAAGAGATTAAGCTGCTTGAAAAAGAGATACGCTTTTACGACAGGTGGTATCCTGCAGTCAGGCAACTTGTAGACAAAAGAACGCCGTTTGTTAAGAAGTTTATTGCAATAGTGTACATAGAACAAACCCCGCCTGCTCTTGCATGGGAGAAGTTAGGATATGAAAAGTCACAGTTTTACAGGGAAAAACAAAAAATAGTGCGGCAGTTGGCGATAGAGTTGGGATTTCTGCATGATGTGCAGGGGCGGTTGGATTATGGAGAGAGTGAGAAGGAGGAATAATTATGCCATATTTAAACGATTGTAAAATAATGGGACATGCCGGAAGAGAGGCCGAACTATCGTATTCGCAAAATGGTGTTGCAATTTGCAAGTTCTCCATCGCAGTAAGTAGGGGAAAAGATAAAGAGACCGATTGGTTTAACGTAACATGCTTCAATAAAACCGCTGAAATTGCCGCAGAGAATGTGCAGAAAGGCTCGCTTGTGTTGTGTTCAGGTTCTATGCAAAGCAACAAATATCAGGAGAAAACATACTGGAACTTCATTGCAAACCGGATTTACAATCTTGACCGCAAAGGCGAGGGGCAGAGTAAGAGCAAGGCTGATGATGAATGGGGCAAAATTGGGAAGGAAATTGATTTGAGTGATGGGGATGATTCGGAAGTAATTCCGTTTTAGTTACACCTGTGATAACAACACACCGGGGAGTTTTGTACTCCCCTGAAAGGAGAAGCTGTGAAAAAAGATATAAATACAATTATTGATGAAATGCGAAAGGTCGCGGAGATAACTATAAGAGCAGCAGGCAATGGAGACCAGATTAATCTTGCGAATCTCACTAATATTATTGACTCATGGAGATTTAGCTTAGAGAAACTAACGCCGCATATAACGATTGAATAGATGAAGGGAGAAGGAAACAAATGAAAGATAGAAGTGTTGGCGAGATAGTAGACCAAGTGCTAAACGCTATACCAGATGAACATAAGCATTATTTTGATAAAGTGTTGGATGATTTACTTTATACTGCGCCTGAAGTTATAAATAACTGGTTTAACGAAAGGTTTTTAAGAACATTTAACAATGCTGTGCCTAATCCACCGATAGATGAATGGCATTTTAATGCAGTAGCCGCCCTAACTAGAAAAACCGTAGAACAGGTGCGTGAAGAATTTACAGTCTCTTAACACAAAAAACTCCCCGGTAGGCACAAGCTAACCGGGGAGTAATTTTGTTATTTCCTTATAGCTTCAGCCCACTCTTCACCAAATGCATCTTTAAATGTCCTTAATGCTCCCTCAATCAGCCCTTTCACTTCATCAGGTGTTATCCTCAGTCCGTACTCCTTTGCCCTGTCAGCCAGCCATTCTGCCGCCTTGCCGTACTTATCCTGGCCATGTAAGTCCTTGTAAGCCTGCTCAACAAACTTCACAGCAAGCATAGCTAATTCCTGCTTTGCGTTCAGCGCTATATCAGCCTGTTTCATCTTCTCCACGCCTATCCTTTGCCGTATAAGTTCCACAGCCAAAACAGCAAGACCAGCTCCCAGCAGTGCGAAAAATTCAAAGGCAAACTCTTTGATAATCTGTTCAAGCATCTATTATCTCCTTTCATCAAGTCGTCTTAACATGGTGAAAAACAACCAATACGGAGGTTCGCCTTCCCCTAACCTGGGCTTCCAATATTCGGGGTTTTTTATGATTCCCTCTTTAACCAAGTAGTCAATAGATTCCTCTCCCAGTTTTTTCATCCAAATTTCCAAATTATTTCCCTCCAATCTTTTGTACAGCTCCACCCATGGGAAATTCTTCCCGGGGCAAGCAGTAGCCATCACATCTTTGTGACCAATCACCGGGATACCCGGATACCTGTTCCGGATATCTTTGATGAGCCAAATCACAGAACTCAACTGCGCTTCAGTGGGCTTTCCCTCCATGAAGTTACCTATCAGGCAGATACCCAGGCCATCAGTGTTAGCCTCATGCTGTGCATCTTGCCAGGCATGAGCGCCCCTAGCCCATTCCGGCCTACCCTTATAGATGGTGCCATCCGGATAAATTACATAGTGATATCCCAGCCCACTCCATCCCTTGCCTTGATGCCAACGGTGCATGTCCTGGATGGTAGTAGTTATAGAGCTGGCAGAATGATGTAGCACAATCCGTTCTGTCTTATACCGTTTCCTAAAAATCCCTTTAAATTGGATATTGGTCTTTATTGTTTTCATTACTTGTCTCCCCTCCTTCCTCAACTATCTGCTCCAGTTTTCTCTTACTAAACTTCTTCAACCACCGGAACTCTTCAACCCCGGCTTCCAGGAAGTTCTCACAGGTACTTTCCAACTCCACAAAGAAAAATATTCCATATATAACGCTGGAAGCTACATAGGTGTATTCATACGGAAACTTCTCCATCTGGCAGGCAAACACGCACATAATGAAATAGGCAGGTATCTTAATCTTCGCTCCCTGAAACATCTTGTCCGATTGTATGTGTCCCTCTTTAATGGCCTTTACGAGCCCGCCATGTTGAGCAGATTCGGATACAAGCCTTGACAACAAGTCACAAGCTACCGCAATCCACAGAGCATAGAATGCAGGACCCGGGCCTATCAAGTAAGTAATCGCACCCACAAAAAAGCCCCCCAGCCACGCTAGAGGGTTAGTGAGGGCGTTCATGCCTATCTTCCCGAAGGAAGCTAAAAATTCGGTCATTGTCAAACCTCCCGTCTCCAATAAAAAAGAGCCTCCCGGCTCACTTCTTCACGTGAATCTTGCTCATATCAATAGGCACCACTCCTTGAAATTGCGCATAAAAAAAAAGCGGGGTTTTGCGCCCGCTTGATTACTTTTTTAGTTCTGTTCACTTCATTTAATATAATAAGAGTAGACTAACTAGTTTAAGGAAGTTGTATAATGAAAATTAAACAAATAATTAAACCTGCATTAGTGTTTGTTGTCCTTTATTGGTTGTGGCAATTGGTTACGCTGTAATTATTTATCCTTGTACCAATATTTAGGCGCTTCAGCAATGCAATAAGCCAAGATTGTCAAAAAACCAACTCCTAAAACGTAAGCGCAAATATAAAGCACACTCCAATCTCGTCCCGTGTACCAGCTCCATACAGCCACTATAGAAAACAGCGCAATGAACATTCTTCCATAAAGTGTCTCCTTAGCAGTAAGCCAACGCTCTATCACTATGCTCATTTTATCTACAAACCGAAACCAGCGACTCCTTTCTTTTTCAACATCCACAAACTCACCTTCTTTCTATTTACAATATACTCGAAAGCTTACAAAAGATGAAATTTACTATTATTGGCTTCTAAGCACATCCATATCTCGCGGATGCACTTTACCACTTTTAGCATTATATCGTATGCCTCTGTTTTCCAAAACATAATCCTTGCCCATGCGCCCAGCATCGGTTAATACACTCATCATGCGTTTAATCTTTTCTTCATCAGATAGGTGTGGCGATATTCTCCCAAATCCCTTCATGGTTTCCTCACCCATAACCCTCTGCATCTCAACATACTCATCTGCCGTTAAAACGACCTTTTGCCCTGATACGGTGAAATACTTCCTAACTGAACGCGGAACATGCTTAGTCTCGCCGGTGTTATTGAAAACTTCAATAACCATTTGAGCTTCAGGAGTAGGGTTATACCGACTCTGGAAAGACGGCATAAGGTAGACATTTAACGGATTCTTATTGCTTGACCAAATATCCTCATTTTGATACGTAGTCCGTGGTTTACCCAAAGTATCATACTGTTGTGGCAGGCTATAGCTTACGCCAGGTATTCTGCCTACTGCACGATTTACCATCTGTTTACCCCAATTCGGGTCATAACTAGAACGTGCTGCTTCATCAGTTGACTGCTTGGTTTGGTTGAGAATTGTCGGTACAAAGGAAGATAGAACACCTTTTAGCACATTGATTATGCCTGTGCCTAATCCTCCACCGCCCATGAGAGTTTCCACTCCTTGCATTAAGGGTTGTTCAGCAAATGCATTAACCCCTTCACCAAAGGCCATCGCCATTGTACCGAGCAAACCCATAGCATCTGTAGCGTTATTGTCAATTTCTGCTCCTAGCATTATCGGTAACGCAAATGGCTGGAACCAGTCGTAAGTAACGAGCATGTCATTCTTCTGCACCTTCGCTTTTTCGGGGTCAAATCCACTTAGCACAAAGCGTTTTAAGCCGGAAGCATTAATCTTATATGCTCCAAGCCCCGCCTGTTTGTTTAGCTTCTCAATATCCCAATCTGAAGAAGGTTTACCGCTTAGAATTCCCAGCTTATGAAGAACTGCACCTGTGCCTGCCAATGAAGTAGAACCAACCAATGCCCTAGAAAATGATTCTACAAAAGCCTTCTGATTAAACTTTACACCCATTAAAGGCTTGCTTGCTTCAAAGATTGTTCTTGCAAATCCTGCAGGAGAATAAGCAAATCCCCTATTTATTAAGTTTGCCGGAGTCTTGGGGTATTTGATTATGAAATCACCGGCACCAAATTCCTTGTCCATGTTCAATAGTCGCTTCAGGCCCGAGAACAGGTTGCTCAAAGCGTTGTCGTCCTGGAATGTGCGATAAAGCCCTGTATATGTAGCAATTTCCTCTGCCGCTTCCGCGTCTAACTCTCTGCCATTCATTTCAGCAAGCTTAATTTCTTGCCTCATAGCATCCTCATAAGCCGCCTCAAAGAAGGCCCTATCCGTTGCTCTTAGCTCAACGCCCAAAGCCTTCTCAGCTTTAGCCAAACCCCTCTCAATAACGCTATCAGCATCCGATTTAAAAGTTGGTTGTCTGCTTAGCTCAAACTTGTTCATAGCGGCAGGGCCAGTATCTATGCCGCGTATAGCATCTTCATAACCCTCTCTTAGTCCCTGTTTAAATCCGCTTGTTTGTGCGTTAAAGGAGGGTATCAGTTTAGATCGTTGCCCTGTGAATTTCGATACCATTTTATCAACGCCAACCCCGACAACATCACTTGCGACCTCACCAGCGGCAAAGCCAGTATTGCCGATGATATTTCTCATAGCTGTTTTAGGGTTCAGCAATTGCCCCATAGTGTGAACAGTGGATACCTTCTTTAAGAATGAAGATGGTACTTGTCCATCAATATAATTCAACAGTTGTTTGGTCGCTACTAGCTTTTCCCGGCCTTCAGGCATGGTTTCTATTCGCTTCATTTCCTTCGCTACCTTTTCAGCTACATCGGGAGCAAGTTTCAAATCGCCTTTTCTTCCAGCCTTTTTCAGTGCATCATTAGCCCTGTCAATTGTCTTTTGAGTATATTTCAGCATACCTTCAGGGGTCATTTTACCCCAAAGGCTTAGAGACTGGATGGCCTGCCCCTGAGTAGTGGATTTCTGAGATATACCCTCTAAAATGTCTATAGCCTCGTCATATTTGCCTTCTGTATTGGCCTTTTGAACTAATCTCAAAGCCACCGTATTTGAAAGAGCGTTTCCCGGTTCTTCTCTGACCAATCGTCTTGCGGCTTCAATATCCTCTGCAATCAACTTTTCAGCTTGTGCAATAGTTTCTTTGTTGGTGATAGCATCATAAGCCCCACGCTTTCCGGGAGCCATTTCGTTAATTAATCCCTTTTGCATTTCAGGAGATACCCAATCAGACCCAGCAGAAGTCACCCCGAGGCTTCTAACCTTCTGCCCATTGCCCAGCGTCTCCATTTTTTCAGGAACTTCAATCCTTTTCGCCCCTCTGCCCAATTCCTGTCCCTTGAAAGGCTTTCCGAGATTTTCAGGAGCAATTGCATTACCGGGTTTAATTCCGCTTGTCTGTGGGGATTCTAGAGAAGTGTTTCTTGTCACACCCTTGCCGAGAGGTTGCGCCTCGTTGGTTTTAGGCAATATTGCATAATGATTAGTCCCGTTTTCTGCATATCGCATAGCATCATAACCATTTTTTTGCATCCATTCTACAAATTCATGAGCAGAAGCATCATTCTCCCTATAACTGCGAAGGAGTTTCCAAGGTTCAAGGATGTCCGATTCATCCGTTGTTTTATTAACTACAAACTGACGTTCAATGTCATTAAATCGTTTCCACTTGGGAGCATTTATATTTTCACCTTTGGTGTATTTAGGAATTGGCGAACCTTCAGCCTTCAATAAATCATTTATCACATCGTTCCATTTAGGCGTTTCACCTAACTCGCTTAAATCCAATACCTTTGTTGGAGAAATAGAATATTCTTTTACATTCCCTTCACCTGTCGGCTTTCTTCCCACTAATGTTTCAAAGGTTTTCTCCGCTTCTTGTCTATTTTTCCCTGTGGCTTCCATTATCCCGATAACGTCTTGTTCGTCTTGGCTGGCATATAATTTGGCCACATCGGATGATTCGGTATAATATTCAACATCTAGTGGCTTATACTTTGCTTTTGGCTTCTCACCTTTAGTTTTGCTTAGCACTTCGTCAAATGTTTGCATTCTTGTTAAATTAGCGTCCTTGGCGTTTTCTCCCGAAGCGTAACCACGATAAACCTTGATTTCAGGTGTTTTTGACCTTGTCACACCTTTGCCGAGATGAAAATTATCCTGTAATCCTATTTGATATTCTGGTTGTAAAAGTTTTTCTTGCTCTGCTCTTAATTCAGCAATGGCTTGATCTTTTTCAACATAAGAATATTCTTTATTGGCATTTATCTCTTGTATTACCTTTTCAAGATTCTCCCATTCTGTTTTTATAGGTCTATTTAATTGCAATTCTTTTTCCAAACGTAAAAACTCAGTATTAGCAGGAATAGGAGTACCATCAAAATGTTCTGTGCCATTTTGCAAATTCTTTATAGCAAGCTTTTTATACTGTTCGACAGTTGGTTTTCTTCCTGCCGGATATTTTTCGCTGGCATTACTTTTATATAAATCTTGATACCATTTAGGATTAAGACTCTTTCTACCCCAAGCGGTAACAACACTGCCTTCAGAATCCCTACCTAAGCCACTTTGCATTACACCCTGTCCACTTTCGCTTTTAAGCCGCTCAATCTCTCCTGCCACTAATTGCCAATAACGATTATTTTTTGGTAAAGTAGTGTTTTTTTGCTCAATGCCAATAGGCTTCTCTGCGATAGGTGCTTCAGTTAAGCCGCTTTCAAAAGGACGAAAAGGCTTTGCTTCTCTTAACTCAACATTAGTTTCAGGTTTTTTAAGCTTGTCAACAGCCCTACTTGCACCCTTACCCAATGCCTTACTGCCAGCCTTTAACCCTGTGCCGCCTAAACGCATAACCCCCTCACCACCAGCCCAATAAGCCGCCCATTCAGGGAAAGGTATCCTCTCGCCTTCGGGTTTAGGGGCTTCCATCATCATCCATGTATTCACCATGTCAGGTGTGGTTTTTGTCGCTCCACCCGCAACCTTACCAATTGTTTTGCCACCTAACGCCTTTTCTATGGCAGTACCGGCCTTTTCTATTTTGGGCGCAAGTCCTGCCGCCCTAGTTATCCCGCCAGATATAGCCAATGAAGGGATAAACTCCGCTATTTCCCCGGCAACATTTTCTGCCGTAGTACCCTTTAAGCCTATAGCATCGCGTATCGGCTTAGTGGTTTCATTAAACAATTTCTCATGTCCCTTAGATCGTTTAAACGGCTCATACTCCGGGCCACCCAAAAGGCTCACAATAGCATCATGCGGTTGCAATACAAGGTCAGTAGCCAATGCGCCTATTTGAGTAGCACCCCGACCTAAACCCAATCCTGCCGCCCCTGCTAATCGCCTTGCCGGACCTACTTCCGGTTCACCCGTAATCTGCATGTCCATGTTATGATAATTTGCCATATCGGGCGTAAGTTTCTTGTAAGTTGGTGCAGTTTTTTTAGATGAAGTTGTGAAGTCAAAGCCTGTTTTTTTAAGTTCCTCCCGATTTGCTTTACCACCTGTGAAATCAAATGACATCTTATCACCGCCTACCTATATTGTCCCCCCGGAAGAATTGCATCAATGAATCTTTGTCCGCCCGACCTAGCTTGCAGTCTTTTCTTCTCTATTTCCTCAGGAGTCATTTGTTCTTCTTCTCTTTGTTCTGCAGGATAAATGGAGTCAAGATAAAAAATAACATCGTCTATATTAACCCCTTCAGAAGTCAATGCTCCTGCGCTATTATAAATATTGTTATAAATTTCGTCATAACTCAGACCTAAGTTAACTGCTTTGCCAACCGCATCTAGCGCTTGTCCTTTGGATTGGTTTACTCTTTCGGTTACAGTAGATGGTACATTAGGGGCAGATTCCCCACTATATGAGTTACCATTAGATGGACCCCCACTCGAAGGAATCAAACTTCTTACCACTTTATCAGCATACATTTGATTCTCGTAAGTGGGCTGTCCAGCTATAGGGCCCAAAGTATTCTGCAAACCCACCATGTTCAAATAATCCATGTTAGGCACTTTACCGCTTAAATTCGTATAAGCGTTTACTTTATTGAGAGCATTGTTTATATCCATCTGCTCTTTTTGCATGGTTCGCATTGGCTGATTAGCCTGTCCGCCCGCCATTTCTTTCATGCCCTGAAGATAACTGCCTGCCATAGACTTAGCGCTTTCAAGCATACTTCGTGCCTGTTGTTGCGATTGAGTTTGATAATTCTGTGCGATCTTATTTGCTGAAGTAGGCAATAATGAACTCATATCTTCACCCCCTTAAAGGTAATTATAGATTCTATCAGGTAAACCGCTTAACGAAGAATAATCGTATGATTGCTGTTGTGGTTGTGGTTGTGCTGCACCAATAGTACCGAAGTTAGCCAACGTGTCGTTAGCATAACCCTGTGCAAGCAGTGCATTCCTGTATGCATCATCAGAAATAAACCTAGCTTCATCAATCTGTCCATTCAATGCTGCTAACCCAAGATTTAAAACCTGCTGCTCCCAACGCTGCTGTGCTGCCAATGATTGGCTTTGCTGATTCTGATAAGCGTTATTAGCCAAACCACCTAATGTATTTGCAAACTCAGCATCACGCAAAGCGTTTGAAGTGGCATACTTATTATAAATCTTAGCCGCTTCGATTTCGTTCATATCCGAGTTATAGACACCTCTCGAAGCAAGATTTTCCTTTAATGCATTAATATCATTTGCCTTGTTGGTGTTAGCAATATCAGTCTGATAATCCTGTAGTGGTGCCATTTGGTCTCTAAATTGCTGTAAGATATCGTCATAATTAGGTGTCTCAATATCTGGTTTCTGCATATATGGTTCTGCCCACGCCATAAATTCGTTCCAAACATCTTCCACTTGTTGGGGATTATAAGCCATCTGTTGTTGTCCTTGTGGTTGCATGGGCTGTTGTATAGGTGGTGCCGCAGGAAGCTGTAAACCATTATACCACTCTGAAAAAGCTGAACTTTCAGAATCATCAACAGACTTTCTTGTTGAACTGGGCAAAGTGCCATAATCAGGCAAAGCCCCTGAAAACTCATCATACGCAAGTGGTCTGTCAGTAGCAGCAGGTGCAAGCCCTATACTTGATAAATTTGAATTCGCCTGTTGCTGATAACTTTCAGGCAGATTAGTAAACCAATTTGGGTCATAGCTTGTTATTTGACTTGGACTAAAACCAGTAGTGTTACCAACGTTGTTATTGTCTCTACTTGCGGGTGCATTCCATCTTCCAGTAGTAGGGTTGTAAGTTTCTCCTGTCCCCGCTTTCGCGTCCACGACATACTGGTGAGCAGCATCCTTACCGGCTTGGCCTAAAGTTGACCATTTTTCTTGGGCATCCTTGACACTAGAGAAAGTATATGTCTTTGATTTCGATTTTGATTTTGACGAAGAACTAGTACTAGAGCTACTATTAGTTTTCTTTTTCGGTGGTGTCCCAAAATGATCTATACCTTTGTTGTCTTTATACCATGTTGCTCTTGCCAATTAAATCAACTCCTTTCTTTCTTACTTAGCCGCCACTGGTTCTAGTTCAGTTAGTCTACTTTTAACTTCCACCATGTCTGCCCGTGATTCGCCTAATCCTGTTTCAAGGGTCTTTATCCTCTTTTTCAAATCATATATTTCCTTATCCCGTGGGTCTTTGGGTGTAATCTCAACTTTAAGAGACATTCTCTTCCACCTCCACGCTGACGTTAAAAGGATAGTACCCTTCGCCGTTAATGCTTATATCTATTATCTGCGGTATTTCGCATGTCAATTCTATCTGTAATACGCCATTTTCAGGTTGTAGATTATAACGAGTACCTTCTATTTCAACGTCCAAAAATGAATCTTCGGTTGTTAATAGACCATCCTCGTGGTCACAACAATTAAAGTTCAATGTAATAGTTCCCACATAATAGGGCGACTGAGTATCTAAGACAATTTGTTTATCAATCAAATAAGGATAATACGGTATTTTAATGTCAGATGGGATATCATCGCCTTCAAATGGGCTTATAACTTGAATATCATCACTTAACAATACTTTTGCATCTCTACTTGTTTTATCGTGTGGGTTGTGGAAAAATAATCTTTGCAAAACATCACCACCTTATAAGGCTATGGTTGTTATCGTGCCAGCAGAGCCAGCAGTGCCGTTTGTGCCGACACTACCATTATGATATGCCGTACCTCCCAATCCTCCATTACCAGGAGTACCAGCATTTACAGTAACACTACCGCTATTGGTATAAGAACCGCCATAGGCCAGAATAGCAGTTCCGCCGCCACCTGAACCTTGGCCACCACCTCCACCGCCACCACCTCCATCGTTCCAGCTATTATTCCCACCATCACCACCATCACCACTGTCCGATCCATTACAATTAACAACTCCAGCGGCACCAATTATAATATCGTTCTTGACACATGCAAGAAACATACAACCACCAGCACTATCAACACTGTCGCCATTTTCACCGGGATCTCCATATGCTTCAGGAGCAGGCCCTCCAATACCACCATTAATACCTGCTCCGCCACCACCTCCGCCTCCTTGACTTCCATTTTTGAAATTACCAGAACCGCCGCCGCCGCCACTAAAATTTCCTCCAATTCCACCTTCAGCCAAAGATGTGCCTGTGCCACCATCGCCAATAGCAATATCTAAATCAGCAGATCCAGCATCACCACCATTCCAACCACCAATACCAGTAGCATCATCATCAGGGACACCACCGCCGCCCCCAGCACCGGGAGCACCCCAACCGCCGCCAAACCAATTCCCCTCGGTGCCAGTTGTTCCATTTCCGCCAACTCCTGCCAGAGGACTACTATCGCCACCGCCATCGCCACCGTCACCGCCGTCACCGCCAGAGCCACCAGGAGGAACTTCAAATACAACCGCACCCAGTGGTACCTGAAGTGTGCGCTGAATAGTTTCATCCTTAGACACTTTAGCCGATTTTCCTTGAAGATTTACAGTCCCATTAATAACCACATTACCACGAACATAAACAATCACTCCACGGCACCGCTTATCCACTGTGAGGGTGTGTCCTTCGTTCAAAGTGAAGGAAGTAAACTGCTTAACAATGGTACTTGAATCCTCCGTAGCTACTGTCCATGTAACATTGCCCGTGGAATTAAATGCTCCGTCTGAGCCAGTACCGTAGCCATCTAAGGCGTCAGAGATGCCACCAGCAGTTTTAGTTGCAACACCGGCAGATTCATTAATATCTCCTGTAAAATCAGGGCTTCCTTCCGTCACATCTTGCCAATCTGGAGTGGAAGTAGGACTTTGAATTGCTCCTATTTCAAGTCCATTTTCAGTCCTTCTTGCAGCAGCTATCCCAAAAGAATAGTATTTCTCAGGAGCTACACCCTCAAAGGTATAATACGAAGCCCCCGTAGTATTAACATTAAAAGATACACAATTATCATTTAATGTTGAAGCACCAAGCCCCGAATTTACACCTTTTTTCCAAAACAGTAAAATCTGATCTGCTTGCTTTGCCCCCTGTGTGTAACTATCCCAGGACAATTTAATATCCAAAGAACCATTAGAAGTCATTTCTTTATCAATACCCACAGGAGAAGGATTACTGCTAGGAGCACCTGCTGTGCGGTATGTTGCTGTACCTGTGTAAGCAATCGCGCCATTTGCAGCATTGGTTTCAAGCACAGAAGCATACGTCCCGGCTATCACCACATCGGCATTAACCGTTCCTGCATTCACGGTCCCCAAGTTTGCAGATATAGCAGATAAGTCCGATATATCCATCTTGTCGGCAGTAATTTGATTAGCCGCGATGTGGTCTGCAACAATAACCCCAGCTGCGATAGCCGCGGCTCCAACTGCATTAGCCGCTATCTTGTCCGTACTAATAGCATTAGCGATTATTTTATCTGCTGTAACCGCGTTTGCCGCTATCTTGTCCGCTGTAACTGAATTTGAAGCCAACGCATTTGCTATTATACTTCCGGATACAATTAATCCTCCGTCAACAACCGTTGCAGTAGGCACTACTAAAGAAGTGCCGGACTTGTTATAAAAAGCTAGCACATCGTCTGCCGCTAAGCTGGGTAAAACATCAGTTTCTTGCAGAACATAAGGATCGTCATAGTCCCAGTAGGCAAATGTATTAGCTGTATCACCATCAGCGATGTTGTAGGAGATGCCTTTATACTGAATGTCTAAGTCTGCCCAAGCAATACTCCCGGCCGAAGGGGAGTCATTTGTTACACTAAAGCCGCTTGTCTTGTCCCTGAGTGTTTTGTCTGTGAAATCTATTAGAGCTGTAGTTGAGGATAAACGTTCTAGTTTGTCTGCTGAAGCGTCTGCGGTTATTTGGGTAGAGGACAGAGCTATGTTGTCAAACCTTGTATCTCTAAAACAACTATTAGCCCATCTGTCTGTATCTGGATGATATCCAATGGCAAGAGTTCCCCACACGGATGGTTTATAAATTGAAGATAGAGCCTTTTCACTTTCTTTCACTCCATTTATCCATAGACTCATCAATTCAGCGTCAAAGTCCCATCGTATTGCCCAATGATATGTTGCACCCGTAACCACTTCAGTAGCGGATACACAGTATGTCCAGCTTCCACCCGCCGGGTCGTTTGAGTTGTTGGATATGGCAAAACTCAAAGTGTTACTCTTACTATTCCGCATAAGTTGGAGTTCATCTTTGTTGGTCGCTGTTGAATTATGTCCAACTATTCTATTCCATGAACCCTCAAAAAAATTTTCAGATGGAGTAAAATGACCACTAATAGTTCCCTGATTGAAGCTCATTATCGAGCTAGGGTTTGGGATTATTACTTTTTCAGCCGCCCGTGTCTCATCAATAAAGGTGGTGGGGGAGGGGGATTCTTCTACACATACTCCATCTATATACACTATTTCTCCTATCGAACAAGAACCTGGACCTCTAAGGCGCGTCTCAAAATGGTCTATATCAGCATTAGTTGTAAAAGTTACAGATATTCTTTCCCATTCTCCCAAACCTGTGCTCCACGCACTGTAGGATTGAGCATATCCAGAAGGAGTTAAATATTCCACAGTTTCTAATTTTACCGAAATGGCCGATTTTACATAAGCATTGAAGGTATAAACTGTAGACGGAGATAAAGTTAAAGATTCGCCAAGATGACAGTAAAAGTTATCCGCAGGGTCTGTTGTCGTTAGTTTTGCAGAATAAAAGCCAAATTTAGAATAAGCGTCATCACGCGCCAAACTACAACGGTAAGAAGCTGACCATCCATCTAAATTAGTTTCTACTGAAGGATTGGAACATAAATTCGTTGTCCCTTCTTCAACCATAATCCCATCATCTTCAAACCGGGGGACCTTCGCACGGACTACTTCTCCGGCTTCGTTATATGCAATTGATGCTCTTGTAAATTCCGCTGTTACAGACATAATATATCACCCCTAATACATAAAATGACTTGCAAGGTTTAGCTTACTTTCAGCTACCGCACCGGCTCCTATTTTACCGCCGGTTACTGAATTATTTCCTAACTTACCCTCCGTTACAGCAAGTGCACCGATTTTGTCTGCTGTTACTGCACCGGCCGCTAGCTTACCTTCTATTACAGATAAAGCCGCAAGCTTATCACTAATTATAGCCCCGTTAGCTAACTCTGCAGAATTCACTGAACCATCAATTAATGCACCACCGGGCAATAATTTGCCGGGAGTAAGCATCAAACGAGTTGTGCCACCATCGTTAATAGCAATTAGCACATCATCTGTTTCAATAATCGGCTTAGTAGGTGAAGTTGCAAACTCTGTTTTTGTCTCGGAAAAGTCCCACCATATATACGTATCTGCTGTACTTGCGTCCACAATGGAATAATCAACACCCTTATAAACAATGTGACATCCTACCCAAGCTACACTTCCAGCAGTAGGACTATCGTCCGAAAATGCAAAACCTTCTAGCATATGCATGGCACTATTTAAGTCCTCTGCTAAGAAGTTTGCAGGCTTACCCAGCGCCCTTCTTTGATGCTCTTTCAGAATGGCTATTCTATGATCAATGTCATGTAAAATGGACTTCCAGTTCCCCGGAGTTACTTTGGGCTTTTTATACGACAGTATATTTCGGGTATTTTTGCTTACTTCTATTTGCATGTCTTTTATGATCTCGTCTAATCTGGCTATAATGGCTTTCATGTCCAGTCTCCTTTCTAATACATAAGATGAGTGTTCCAGTTAGTCTTGGATTCTGAAACTGCAGCAACATCTATCTTGTTGTTTGTAATTGCATTGTTGGCCACTTTGGGCGCTGTAACAGCTTCATTAGCTAAATTAGCAGTTTCTACAGCCAGTTCCGCTAATTTCTCTGAATCAACCGCGGCATCAGCTATCTTGGAAGTAATAACAGCAGCCTCCGCTAGCTTTTCCGCTGTTACGGACAAAGCTTCCAACCGTTCTGTAGTAATTTGGGCATTGGCGTCTATCAATGCTTGGGTGGCATCTATTCCTGCTTGGTTCCAGCTATCGGCGGAAGCAACCGAATCATCTTCAATGCCACCAGCCTGAATATTGGTACTGTTCAATTTGCTCTGTAATGTCAATGAAAGCAATTCCATGTTGCTGTTTATAGCGTCTAAAACCGCTATTGGCACAGTTTTTGTTTTATCTTCAATTTGAGGTAATTCAGTAAAAAAACTGTCTGCCATGCCATCACTTCACTTTCGTTTTAGACTTGCCGCCAAAAGTCAGATTCATTATTTCTGCTTGTACCGTGGTTTGGAGTTTGACCGTCAAATTGTAAAATTTATTTGTAGACACCTTGATTACTTTAGTAGCCCCCGGAGATGCAGAAGGAATAGTTATCGAATAAGCAGAAGAATATAGTCCATCATCCTCTTTAAGATAAAGACTCAATGTGCCACCACCTGTGACATTGCCGAGTTCTACTGCTATGTTTTTGACTTTTTTCTTTATGCCCGGCTTGCCTAAATCCAATGCGTCAGAAATCCAACGATAAGTTATTGCTGCTGAATCATCCTTTGAACCAACATCAAGCAAGTAAATCTTTTTATCGCTTGCCGAGCAGTATAACTCATCACCATCCAAACAAAAGTCATAAATAGAAAAAGCATAAACATGTTTAGTCCACCTACCGGTCAGTGTGTCATACTCAAAGACAAGGTTATTAGTAATTGAGCCCGTACCTGCAATTGCCAATAAATAAGAACTTTTGTAAGCTACCGCCACTGCATTATCTAAGTAATCAATATTTACCAAGTCAGTAAATTCGCCTAAATCAAAAGCCACTGGATGGACTTTCCCTCCGCCATAGAAATAAACTCCATCCTGCGATAAGAAGTAAATGCTCTCGTTGATATTGACTACACTTCTGCCTGATACAGTACCTACCGGACCTATTGGAACCTTAGTAAAATTACTAGCGCTTGAGCCTAAATATTTATAAGCTGAGAACTCGTTTATGATAACCAATTGATTCAAAAGCGGTATAATCTGCTTTATGCCATCACCTGTATTTTCTGAAATTTGAACATAATGATCTGAAATAGTACCAGCATTGCCAACGTCTGAATACCGTAAATAAGTAGGCTCTGTAGTGTCATTAGTCCATACCCGAGCCTGCCAACTAGCAATCACATCAAATGTAATAGGAGGTCCGCTAATAGCCGCTAATGTTGTACCATCGTAAGACAGCATATCTGTGCCATTGCTCATATAAGATTTGTTCAAAAAGGTATCATTGCAAAATACCGCATTGCCACAATCAGTCTTTATTGCCGGTGTGACCCATGCAGTAAAAGCCAAATTGCCCACCCATAAGTTAGTCCCTTCAGCCCCAAGAAAATACTTTACTCCTGTTTTAGTCGTGAAAAGAAAAAGCGATTCGATAACTGCTGATGTAGCCGCTATCTGAACCGCTGAGCCATTTCTAGGCTTCAAGGAATCTTCTCTGACTGTGAAGTTTTGCATATCCTCCGCCTGTGTCCTCTGCCTGTTTGCTAGAGCAGAATAACCTGTAAATCCCGGCAATTGGTAAACAAGTGTTCTCACTTTCTCACCTCCTGTTATCTCTTCTTTACCATATGCCTGTGCCTCGACCGTAACCCGGTTCTCTTTGCACATAGTTAGGTTTTTCAAGCCGTATCAACCTATTAATTGCAATTTGTTTGTGATAGTAAAATTCTTTCATTAGCCGTAATCCATCAACACTTTCCTCATCATCATAAAGCTTGTAGCGTGCGGCCAAGTAGTAAGCCATGCACCTATGCAATAATGTATGAGCATTTGGCGTGTCACTTGCCAATGTCATATCTGATGGTAGTGCTCTGTAATAAGCTGTCCACTCACCTGTTGTACCCATTCGTATCTGCCCAAGTCTAATGTCAAATGCACCAGAATAATAATCCTGTCCATTACTAACTATGTATTGAGTATCTTCTGCGGGAGCATCCGTAAATGCGGCACAGGTAACTTCTAAGCCAGCACCGTCATAATCGGTAATAGCCTTGACTTCACTTCCTATGGCTATCACCATGCCGTTATAAGCATCATCAACTGTACTACCATTAGTTTTAAGGATTATTGAAGTTGTGGTGCAATCAGCATCGCAAACACCATAAACCTTATAAGCAAAGATTTTAAGGATACTTAAAAAGTCACTAGGCAAGTCGGTATAACCGTATTCGTAAGTTTGCGTTATATTGAAACTCTTGTTGTACCACGCATTCTCACCGAACTCATCACATTGGCATTGATTAGCCCAAAGTATTGCATTGGCATCAGTCATTTCATCTTCTTCCAGAAACGATTCAGCAAGAGCTTTGATTTCGTCAAGCGTCATAGGGAATCACCTCCCTCTATTTCCAAACTATAATTTTAGAAGTCGCACCCGAACCATCACTAATCAAAGTTAGCAAATCTTCTATTGTGAGATTAAGCAGAGTGGAAGAATCAACCAATATCCCGTTTTCGACAGTAGCGGCAATAGCAGGATAAATATAGAGATTGCCCGATGCCCTTTGGACGCTTATCATACTGCCCTGCAGGTTAAAGCCCACCAAGCCGGTTGATGCTTTTGCTGCAGCTATAGTGGTTATCGTTAAACCCGCACTCGCTTCACGGAAGGTAATTGTTCCCGTGGCCGGGGTAACATTCTTCCCGTTAATATCGCCCAAAAACGCGCCAAGCATATTCCCCCAATCAGCTTTAATCGTTGCCACAGCAGTAGTACCTGTTAGAGTCGCTGCTTCATATATCAATGCTCCCGTGGTGTTATCCGTACCAAAGATAATACATTTCTGCGTGTCTCCCACATCGTTGGACAAGACTTCAATCTTATCTCCTGCCGGCTGATTGGTGAACCCACTCCATGCCAAGGTTTCAAACAAGGGAATAACATAGTCTATCTTTTTGAACTGTTCAATTGTATGGTTATACAAGGCCATCACCGCCTTTCTTGAGCAGTATATCTCTCATAACATCAGTTTTCATCTTCGTCCAACCTTCGGGCTTATCATCATCAGTCCAAGTCTTTATTTCTGCCATCATTTCAGCCCGGCTCATAGCATTGATTTTATCCTCATGGGCCTTTATTTGAGACTCACACTTGTCTTTCTCTTCTTCCTTTGCTGTGCCACTAATCTTTCTTAACTCCTGCCATACGAGATATAAGAGCTTGTTGGTGTCACCCATTCTTTCAGGCATACATGAAAAGTTTATTTTCAATCTTCATCACCTTCTTAATAATGTAGAGAGGGGATTAATCCCCTCTCTTATGCCGTTGCTGATAAAGCTACTGCACCGATGTTTAAGACAATCTGCCATTCGGTTGCGGACTTGTAAGCCAATACCAATGCTTCGCCTACCGCATTAAACGTCATTATGTCATTTGTACCATCAACGGTTACACCATCCGCACAGGTAACTACTACATCGCCCGATGAAATGGTATCAATTCTTATGGTTGCTTCATCGCCTGCTGTTGGTGCGGCTAATGTCATGTCTGCTATGCCCGTACCGCCTGCAATTGATGAAACACCATTAGTTGAGCAAGCTTTCTTACCTGTTGAACCGTCTAATGCCGTTATGGTGTTTTTAGTCACTAATTTGTTTAGTTGTGTGGCGGTTGCAGTTACTTCAACTTTCTTCTGATATAAAGTACCATCTTGTGCAATGGCAGTAGACTCGGAACCTGCCTTGCCTACAGCATATCCGTTTGATTTAGAAGAAAAACCCTCGTTGTGAGTGTATCCAGCCATTATTGTTCACCTCCATAAAATATAGGCAGGGCAGGGTGTTAACCCCGCCCCAAACATCAGAAAATAAAATAACACCCTGTAGGTGTCGGTGTTGGTTGTTCAATCGAGGTAGGTTTAATCTGGAATACTGAAAACGTAAGGCTGATATTTGTACATCCCCGCAGAGTAACGCATGATAGAACCGATTTTCCAGGTTAATGTCTCATTCACTTTCCAGCTACGTAAATCATAATCATCTCCAGAAGGCAAACGGTTAATGAATTTAGCGGACTGTTTAGCTGCCTTAGAATCCATTACGCACCAAGGAATGTTTGTTTTGCCAGATTGCTTCTGATACTGTTTCCAGACCACAACCTGCATCGAGCCTTCAAATATATTTGGGTTGTTATCTGCAGTATCACTTTTACCGTTTGCTCCAACAATCTCTAACGCTTTCTTTCTTAGCGTTATCGGCACAACGAGAGTGTCAGGTTGCAAATTGGCCGCGTTACCCTCGTCATCCTTCATTGCAAACATGGTTTGGCAAGCTTCTTCCAAGTTCTCTTCATTGAGCTCTAATGTCAAAAGGTTGCTCTGTGTACCTGAAGCATTTGCCATTGTGTGAGAAGCCGATGCCAAAGGAAGACTGTCACCCGTAAGCGTCCAGTTAAGACTTACGCCATTAACAGAAAAGCTGGTTTGGTCGGCATAGGTAAATATGCCTGCAGTAGAGTTTTCTTTAGTTCTTGCAGCTCCAAGGGCAAAATCTCCGTGGTCATTTTTAAGGTTTATTAGTTTTGCATCATCAAGCAAAAATTCATCGTAGGCTCTACCTGCTTGCCAAATTATGGGAACCCATGTCTTGGTATAGCCTTCTTTCTGCTCGGCAAAAGTAAATTCACCATTCCATTCGGTAAAGTCAACAGCCCCAACTAAACTAGAAACGGACTCTGCAACATTACTGGATTGCTCCCTTTGGAATAAATGCGGAATCATGCTGTCTTTTATTGCATCCTCATATACCTGTGTCCAATATTCCAATATAGGATATTGAAATTTTCCAACAAGTTTATCAAAATTACTTGAGTCTTGTACCATTACACCCATCTATTTCACCATCCTTTCTAACTAGCAACAAGTGCATTCTTTATGGCAACGCACTGTACTTTCGTGTTTGTTGTGTCTACATTGAGCAATACCAGATGTCCGCTTGTAACATCGGATGAATCAATGCTCGCGCCGGTTGCATCTCCTAATGTTGCCGACTCGCAACCTGCTATAAATGTTGCAGCTGCTGTCCCGGTATATGGTCCTTCTATGATGTCACCAGGCTTCACCAGTTCCATATAGCCCAGCTGATCTGTCCCGCCAGTAGTGGCTTTGTAACAAATTGCGTGGATACGACCTGTGCCAACAGCCTCAGTCCATCTGCCGCTCGAAAGGGTATAGGCAGTGCCAACAACGCTAGTCTCAGCATCAGTCATGTAAATATTGTCAATATACTTACTGCGGTAATTTCCGGTAAAAATATTACCGATAAGTTTTAATGCCATTTTTCTAACCTCCCATAAATAAATTAAGAAGGCTTATTTCGCCTTCTTATGGTACTTAGCCGCTCTTTTCTTTAATTGTGCATCTGTATCATTCGGGAAAGTTCCTTTCCATGTTTCCCATTCCTCTGCACTCAAAATTACCTCTATTCCAAAGTCGCCGCTTCCGCTTTTTTCGCTTCGCAAGTGAGCCTTGGAATCAATGTTTCTTAACGCTTTACTTGTGCCTGTTTTTTTAGCAAATTCCAGTATTTCATCTTCGTGTGTCGCTAGCCATGCAGCTTTTAGTGGCACTCCGCGTCTCATCATATCTTGGGTTGCTTCATCAAGTTCCGGTATTGTAGCAGGTACAAGGTCGCCATATTTCTTAGACAATTCAACGTGTTCTTTTTGCATCTGTTGCATTGCCATTTGTCTAGCGAACTGGTTCTGCTTCTCTGTTTCCCTTTGTTCTCCAGCTTCCAGCCTTTGTTTAAGCTCGTTCAGTTCTTGTTCTCGCTTCACTTCATCAGCTTTCAACCTTGCAAATTCAGGGTCGTAACCTTTGGCAACATATTCGTCATAGATTTGCTGGGGTTTCTGTTCCAATTGTTTCTTTTGCTGTTCAACTCTGGCTTTTTCTTCACGATCTATTGCCGCCCAATATTGAGCTTCAGTTTGTATTCCATGAGATTGACCAAAGCGTTCAGCAAATTTCGCATCTCTTTGAGTCTGAATTTCTTGCCTTGCACTCTCAGCTTTCTTTTCAGCCGCTTCTGCTTTGCGTCTCATTTCTGCAAAAGCTCTATCAGCTTCGGGTGATTGCTTAACAGATTCAGGAGTTCCATCTTCTTTACTCTGATTAACGGTTTCAGAATCGTTGTCAACTATCGCATCAGCGGTATTGCTTTCATCGCCAACTTGAATGTTGTCTGTGCTTACGTCTGCATCAGAAGTTCCCCCTGTGTCTCCGGTATCAATTTCACCTTCCGCGAACAACTGTAAGTCCATTGGAGGAGTCGCGACCTTCTCCAAACCTTCGTTTACAGGCATTTTTTTCATGTTTCAATCCTCCATTTTAATAATCTTATTTGGTGCTATTTACCACTGTTTAAGCCTTTTCTGGCCCGTAAGTCTCCACCCTTAATAACTTTGGTGGTATCTTCATCTCTGCCGCCCTTGGCCGCTCCGTAAATAAATGAGCCTTTGTTCGGCATTGGTTTGCTTAGGTTCTTTTCCATGCGTCCACACCTCCCCTCAAATAGTGTCCGTGAGCGATTGCCGGCAAGTATCTCCGCCCAATAGGTAGTCAAGCCTTGCACTCGTTATGAGCGATATGTTAAACCCCAATCCGGGGCAATAAATAGGCAAAGTAATTCAGAAAAACAAAAAAGCGGTCCCATCCACAATTAAGTGGACAGGACCGCTAGGGTCGCTAGTGTTGTTATCTCATTTTGTTGCAATATACAATGTTTCTTGTCGGGATAAGAAACGATTCGCTTTCTTCCCAAGCACCTTTATAGTAAAACAAAACATCGTGAAAACGCATTAATCCGTTTGAATCGCTCTCAGGTATTTGAGACCCATAAGCAGTTATTTCAAGCCCTTGAACAGATGCTATTATCTCATAAACAGGATATTTAATCGGGCTTTTATGTCCATTGGAATCATTGTTTTCTTCATCCATATAAATTACTGTTCTGATGTTCTCTATGTTAGATTCAAGCCCATAATGGTCAAGCCTACTCTTTAAAATATTCGTTTCGTCATGCCTCCTTTTGGTGAGCTTAAAATACAATGAAATTTTTCTTTTTACACCTCGGGCAAATCTTAATCACAACAAACTTTTCCTTGATTTCGGGCTTGGTCACAAAAATAGACGGCTCCCTGCCGTCCCTTACGTGCTGTTCAGTTGAATCTCGATTGCTCTCGAATAGCGTCCTACCACAATGTTTGCATTGATACCTAAATATTTGCAGTTATGTCATCTCCTTTTTTTTGCGTGACATTATTGTCCACTCACCATCGCCAACATCTTCTCCTGCATCTCAGGCGGTAAGCCTGCAAATTTCTCCTGAAGTTCAGGCGGCATTTTGTCAACCAATGAAGCCTCACCTTCGCCACCACTTCCTTGCAATTGCTGTTGTTGCTGTTGTTTCTGCATCTCCATCTGTTCATCTCTCATAGCTTCCAACTTTTCCACCTCTTTTTCAAGGTCTGCAAGTATTCTTTCCAAATAAGGCATTCCAATCTTTTGCAGCAGTTTAAGATATGCTATGTTGCCCCGTGTCGGTTCAAATGCCTTCTGACTTGCCAATTGAACAATATTAGCCATTACCTCGCTCTTATTCTGCATAAAACCTGCCTGAGCCGATACGTTGATGTCAAGGTTGGGATAAACCATGTTACCATTATCATCCCTTAATAACGCCAATCTTGAAAACACACCGTATTCAGATTGGTTATTATCTCCGCTTATCCTAAATGGCCTGTCATCATCGCAAAATGCCATAGCAAAATCTGCCACCATACGATACAGCTTTCTGAACGCTATTGATTTATATGCGCTGGCCAGATTCGTTTTATAGGTAGCCTGCTGCACGTATACCTGTGCTTGCTTCGCTGACTTAACTCCTGGGTCATGTATACCCATTACTGAGTTTGTAGCACCTGTTATCATTTGCATCATCGACCATAGGAATTCTATCCACTGTATTCCATCAATGTTTGTGCCTATGTCTACCTCTTTTACATTACCCCTAACGAGGATTACTGATGAACCGGGGTCTGATATTTCTTTTACATCTTCTCCGTTTTCACAAAGTATTTTCTTTCTGCCTCGTAAAAACGATTCTTCCTGAATGTAAACCGCCTTTAATGCTGATTCATACAAGTCTTTAATATCATCAATCATCGACGTGCCCCAACATGATAGGTCTTTGGGCAAGTACACCTGATAAACTATATCCCACCCTTTGGGTATGTAGTAATCTACTTTAATGCCTATTAAGATGCCTGCATCATCGTATATTTCATTTTTAGGTTCTCTGTTGACTTCCTCTATCGGCCTGAATCTAGGCTCACCTTTTTCATCCATTCCAGATCTTATCATAGTACCAACTTCAAGTATTTCAGTATCCACTGGCTCGTGGTTTTCATCTCTGTGCCAATAAAACTTAGGGATTTCTTCAAGAATTAAATCATTAGACCACCACAGCTTACATATGTCTCCATCTTCATCCCTGTATGTAGTTTCGACAATGGACCATCGCGATAAGCCTGAATCGCTGCTGTTAGTGTTTTCAGTGCTTGAATTACTAACCATACCGGTACTATCACTGATTTCATCGTATTCTTTGTATAACACCGCTTTCTCTTCCAAGTCGTCTCTCGTTATATGTGGCCATCTACGAAGTATGTATTTCTCGGTTTTGTTTAAAATGTGATGGTAATGTTCTAAATCTTTGTCCCAATCCAATGCCCCTGCATTAGGTATGATATGTAGGGGGTGTGGGTCACTTATTTCAATATTGCCCACATAAGAGCCGTATTGTATCGCATTGTTCCAATGCCCCTTGTAGAAACTCCCGCCAAATTTCTTAGCCCTGCGCTCGTTCCTGAGATTAATCTCTTCAAGGTCTGATGCGTTGCACACTGACTCGACATATTTACTCGTTAATTTGACTACCTGCTCATCATCTAATGCTACTGCAGATAGGTCAGGTTTGGGTACGGATAGGTCGATGAGTGCTTCAATGGTAGTGCGAATAAAGTTTATAACAGTTCGGACTTCTCGGCTTTGATTGTAACCTGTATCCTTTAAATTGCCGAATTCTTTTTTACCTTGATAGTATTGCTCATTAGAGTTTATGCTTTCATCTATGGGCTTTTTAGCACTTCGATCATTCGCAAATTGTTTTTTCCATTTCTCGATCATTTCCTGTTGTTGTCTTTCTTCTTCTTCGGCCTGTTTTCGCTCTGCCATTTTCTTTCTCACCGCCTTTATTGGTTGCATTATTTTATCTGTCAGGGACAATTCGCATCACCACCCTTAAAAATTAGCGTTAAAAATCCCGTCAACTACTCGATAATCTCGAATAGTTGCGGGTTGATTTACAAGATATCTAAGCTTTTGCGCAATGCGTCGTTTATTGATGTTGCGGTATTTCTCAACTCAAGCATTTTTTCCAATATACCTGCCTCTTCAGGAGGAACAAATTCGCTTTCTCCACAACAAGGCGTGGGTCCTTCAAAAACAACACTCAAGACATTTGTTTTCATTTTCACATCTTCGAGTATCCCTGCAGTAGCTTTTATTATTTCTCGTAAAGTCTCTTGTTTTCCCTGTATCCCTGCTTTACATGTTTCGTAATTTGTTACACTATTCATTAATATTCCTCCTTGTTTTTCATGTTCTTCGTTATGAGTGAATCGCCGCAAACAATAAGTGCCACAAAGTCAGCAAACATGACCGCTTCGTCAATAGTCATTTCAACAAGCGGTTTCTCTCCTTTCGATTTGAACATCTGAAAAGTCTTTTTGGCTCTCAGATATATTGCGCTCGGACCTTCACCCATTTCCGCGTATTGAGCGTTTTTGATGTTTTCCTCAATCAATGTTCCTATTCCGGCGCAACAATGTTCGCCTGCAAATTCCATCGGTTTCCCTCCTTTACCACCTAAGTGGTTAATCTTCGTCTATATACCTTTCTGGGTTTTCTCTTATCATTTGGTCTATGATGTCACACTGAATGTGCCCGCATAATTCCTGCCTAAGTCCAAAATCACATTTGTGGTATCCAGTAACCACATATCCATCTTTGCTCCTACCGGCAATTAGAACGGATTCTACCTTTTCATCTTCTAGCACTTTGATTGAGTCATTAAGAAAATCAGTGGCGCTATCAAACTTAGGCCTGTTGTCCGGAAAATGTATTATCTTGGCCATAACTCCCTCCTTCTACCATCCAAACATGCTATTCTTCCTTCCCTGCATCTTCTTGTAAACTTCTTCAAACTGTACGTTGGTTCTAATCCTCTCCTTGTCAACTTCGCTTGTGCCTTTTGGGAATACTAGCTTTGAGTCGATTGATGACTCTGGGTGCCGGGACATGCAGAAATAACGGCAATTATGTACAATCAAACCACCGCAAATACTGAAGTTATGATAGCCGCCTACCGTTAAATCGTAAGTATCTGCTTTTCCTGCATATCTAACAGTTTTAACTTTAGCCATAAGCCATTACCTTTCTCGGCCTCTGCTTTTTGCCCTTTCGGTTTAAAGCACTAGATATTGCCCCACATTCCTTAGAACACGTTTTTGTCTTTCCGTATTTATTGGTTACAAATTCCTCCCCGCAAACAGCACATGTTCTTGTTTCATTATCAACTCCACTTTTGCGCCTAGCTTTTGACTTACAATTACTAGAGCAAAACTTAGAACCCCAAGACGCAAACACACTTATTTCGTATTCTTTTCCACAACATCCGCATGTTTTAGTTACCATTTTATCCATATACAGACCAAGGGAACCTGGCCAATTCTTTTTAGCAAACTCCCTTGCTTCTTCGCTTTTATGCCATTCTGCAGCTAGTTTCCTTCCCTCCACCCCTACTTCGAGCAAGAGCTTTATTCTTTCGGGATTTTTGCCGTGTTTGCTTAAATGCTCACTACCGGGTAACGATTCGTAATTGCTTAACTCGTTGTTATCTTTGTTTTCGTCTTTATGGTGAATATGATGGCCTTCGGGAATGGGACCCATTTCTTTTTCCCACTTATACCTGTGTAATCTGTGTCCATCGCGACTACTGTAATATCCACTAGCACACCTGTAAAACTTTGTATCATCATAAACAATAATCTGTGACACTAAGCTCCCCCCTTTAAACCAATATCAACAATGTCATCCTCAGAAGTAAGGCGTTGAATTTCCTTCCACCCATTTTGAGTTAGCACTTTGTGGTCTGCCGTTCCTTTGAATTTTCTTCCATCTTCCAATTCAACCTCATATATATCTGTATCTGGGCGGGCAAGATGAATATTAAAAAACTCCCCAATAACAGGAGAGTTTTTTTGTTGGTCGTAGCAATGCAAATAACCTCGCTGTCCAACTAAATCTTTAATTGAAATACCGCCTTCGGTTGTATCTACAATCGTATCACCGGTTAAACAGCTTTCATTTATGTGCGACACAATGTGCGGCTTATCTGCTGCATCCTCTGGATTGTGTTCGTCATGCTGTAACATTGGCAAGTATTTAATAAAGTTTTTGCAAGTGCTGAATATCTGCATCCTTGCGGTTTTACTTACATTGCCTTCTTCATCTTTTATCTCGAAGGGTTCTAAGTACTCCCTCATTACTCGCCAACCTTGAATACGCTTGTGATTAGCTTTGACAAGCCCTTTAAGCCCTGCCCGACTCATTATCTCAATGCCAGAGGCGCCCGTTTCTTGGCGTCTGCTCCAAAGGTCGGGGGAAGCGGTTGTATAAGAAATATATTCATCATCAGGCGTCATATCAACTATCTTCTCTGCCGCTTTGGTGAGGTTTAGATTGGGTTCGTGTAACTCCCTATAAGCGAATACCTGCCCATTGTTAGCCACCGCCCACCATATGCAAGCTGTCATATCTAGGCCGTAATCAAGCGATCTGATTCGCTTCCAGTAGGGGGGTATTTCAAAGGGAGCGACTACGTGTATTTCCGGCTTGAATTCTCTGAAGAACATTCCCGCAAATGTATTCCAATTACCGTTTAAGTAAGCCTCTCGTAAATCTTCGGGCAAACTTTTTAGTTCGTTTAAGTATTCTGGATTGCGTTTCATAACCACCGTATTGTCGTAAATTTTGGCAGGAATAAAAACATAATCATCTGGGTTTTCACCTTCTCTGAACTCTCTGTCTATAAAAATTCTCTTAAACCACTCATGTCCCACTCCCCCCGGATTGGCTGTATAATATCTTCTCGGCCTAAAGGGAACTTTAATAGTCTCAGAAGTACGACAGCATAGTCTAATCTGGTTCCACTGAAACTCCGTAAAGTTGGTAGCTTCCTCAAAGCAAACACAGTCATAACTTTGTCCCTGATATTGAATTGTATCTGCATCAGTATCGCAGTATCCTAATTTAAGCCTTGCGTTTCTCGGAAACATGAAAGATTTCATATCAGCATTGTATTTCGCAACACCACTTAATTCTGCCAATAATGGAATTAAATGGTTTTCTTTTAATTCAGGTAATGTACGTCTTAGTAACAATATTTGAATGCCGGGGTACTTGAGGCACAGCATCACACATTTACGCCTTACAGCCCATGATTTTCCACCGTCAATATCTGGCACCACCATAAGCTATATGCGCTTCCCTTGCTAAGAAAAATTCTTTTTGTTTTTCATTGGGAGTACCTTTTAAGACTAATTGTTTGGACTTTTTTTTACTTGCGGTTGCCATGAATCATATCACCCCCTTTTCGGACATAAAAAAGAGCCTTTATTCAAGACTCTTTATATAGAAAAATAATATTGATACAATGCGCTTAATCTTGGCAGGCAAGTATAGTAAAGCCGTGGCTTAAAATCTTTTATAGTCGAACAATTACAAGTTTTTATATGCTCAACCTGAAATATCGCAAACAACTCAATATCATCTATGCCAATTACATCAAAACGTTGTCCAGCAAACTTGAAAACATCGTTATCCGCATCACCAATAAAACCAAGCTGTAAAATAGAACCATTGGGAAAAATAAGCCTGTCGGAACTAGATGTGTGTGTGCAAATATCACCCAATTCCTCGATTAAACGCGATCTATTTTCCATGTGTCCTATTACGCCTTTCTTGATCAACAGTAATATATTTAGTCCCGGATATTTCAACGCCATAAGGATTAGCTTTCTTCTTAAAGCCCATGATTTGCCTGTACCCGCATCACCGCTAAAACAAACAGGGCTCCCTTTCGCAAGGAAAAATTGCTCTTGATCGTGCGTAGGCTTACCCTTTAAGACCAACTCTTTCTTTGTTTTCTTTTTCCTCTCAATACATGCATGAAGATATTCGGCTTGACTTGCTGTAAATGGAGCCATCTCATCAAACCACATAATCATAAAACCCCTCCTATTCCTCTAGCGCGTCCTGTAGCGCATCTCGTTTTATAACATCGCTCGCTCCACATACTTGAAGAGTATCTAAACCGCTTCCGCCCGGCAACACGCGACCATCTTTTGTCACTATTGCGTAAATCACTCCTTCAACATTGCCCGAAACAACCCACTTGTTGATTGTGTCGACAACAACTTCAAGAGTTATATCGCCATTATTCCGATCACGCAAAGCCTTTATATTTCTTATCAATGCAAAGCACCTCCTCATTCCTCCCTCGTGAAACATCAGCAGGTAAAGCGCGGGGAAAGAAGGAGGGAAGATCCCCACGCTTTTTGAATAACCCACTGAAACTTGATTACCACGAAAAAACCACTCCCTGAGGAATGGCCTTTTCTATAGCTTAATATGGTTAGAGAGGCAGGACTCGAACCTGCATTGACGGAATCAAAATCCGTTGTCCTGCCTTTGAACGACTCTCCATTATTGTGTGAGTGGGCAGGGGACTTCCACCCCTGCATGGTGATTCTCGCGGTATCTCGTTTAATGCCCGATATTGCTGGTGCTTCAGCACTCTATCACCGAGAGCCATTAGCTACACCGCTACTATGCGTCTATCTTCCGGCCACCACTCACAAATATTTAAAGCCCCGAATGGCTTGATCGCATAAAGTCTCTTTTGTCAGCTTTTGTATAACCTCGTCTATATCTGTTCCTAATTCATAATCATCATGTAAGTAGCCGGTTACAAATCTGGTGTCCATATCCCTTAAATCATTTAATTTAGTTCTATTTCTAATTGTATACGGTACGATGCTATCTGGTTCTACTACGCATTCTTCCCAGCGCTGACAGCCGTAATTGCTTGTGTTAACTTGATATTTAATGTAATAAGTCCATTGATTTTCTTGTGAATACCAAGGCTTATCAACAAAAATATAGCCAACATGGTATTTATCGTCTAGTACACTTTTTGCTATCCATTGATAATCGTCATGCTTGTCAAAATCTTCAGCACTTCTTATTACTATTGCTTCTGAGCATCTTCTATTTTTAAAAGACATTTTATTCCTCCTGTTCAAAAAGTCCCGAAGGGCTTAGTCACATAAAGTCTTTGTCTCCACAATCAGGTGTAGGTTTCATCAGGCATCACTACCTCTAAAACGGCAAATCAACAAACCACCATCTCTTGTAAAACCAATCGCCGCAACCTCGCACCATCAACCTCTTATCCCGGAACATCGGGGTTATCATTACCGTTATCTTGTTATTCCTGCGCTTTACCCGGCTTGCAGTGATGTCTAAGCACCTGCCCGGCCAGTATGGTATGCTCACAGGTATTCACCTTCTATCATGTCTACCGCATCGCTAATACCGTCTAATACCTGTATTGCCTCTGTATTAGTGAGGCCGATTATTATTATGTTCACATGCAAGCCTCCAATTCTCTCCTTAATTCCAACCCATCCGCCGATAGTTCGCTTTCCGGGCACTCTACATACACCGCATATAAGTTATCTATATCATCTTGGACATCTGCCCAAGTATCGCAGTATTCCATGTCCAACAGGGTGTAGGCCCCGGAATATAGCAGCTTGCCTAGATTGCACCGCACTCGATGTGAACTGAAGATTGTAAAAAATGCATCCGCTAACATTACTGGCGCTCATCCTGTTCTCTGCTCCACTGAATCAATCCCCATATCGCCAAAAGAAAGTACACTAGAAACAGGAACGATTGAGCATATAGCCCGGCATTGTAGTCTATTACCATCCATGTGAAATTTGAAAAAATCCACAAAATGAAACACCATGTTTTCTTATAGATGTTAGCTATCACGCCTATTATCGAGATTAGGGTTATTACCCATGTATAGTCCATTAGTTCACCTCAAACAATCTGCCCTGTATTTAGACGGCCTGTACTCGCTCACTAGTTTATGCACAACTTTTTCCCAAAATCTTTCCATATCACTGCAACACAAAGCATATTCATTGAAAACGCAAGTTCTTTCCTGCTGTTCGCGAACATCGTTTACTATTTTTAGCTCAAGATATCTGATTTAATATCAATCATTAAACCCTTTAAACGTATCCATGCTTCATTTTTTAACACAATGTCTCCCCATGCATCTGGATAAACGAACTTTTCTTTCTTGCTTTTTTCACAATATTTATTCGCTAACGCACCTAACGGCTTACCAATGTCTTCCCGAGGTAATTTTAAGCTAGAACTGAAGTAATCTTTATGTCGAACCCACACATCATCACCAATAACAAAAACACCACACTTACATTTTTTAAGAATATAATCTATCGAAAATGTTTGCTTAATACCTTTTAATTCTTTTGGTTTCTTTAATTTTGGTTGACCATAAAAACGAGGATAATGGATAAACTCCATCCAATCCCTCCTATACGGAAGGGGCAGGGCTTAACCCTGTAATTCTTCCAGAAAATAGTGACCACTCCCCCACTTACTCTTGAAGTCGGGGCTTCTCGGTTCATCGAGTTCGTAACCTGCACTCTCACCGAAGGCACGATCCATGCCTGTATTATTTTTATGACTACTAAGCAGCTATTTGTGCTAATCCTCTGTTTAATATATTGATAGCTGCGTTTACGTCCCTGTCAATTTCCAAGCCACAATACGGACATTTATGAGTTCTAACTGACAAAGCTTTTTTAACTATTTCACCGCAACCGCTACATATCTGGCTGGTGTACTTAGGGTCTACTGCAATAACTCTCTTGCCTGGCGCTTGTTTAGCCTTTGCTTCTAAGATATTGAAGAAGATTCCCCAGCCTGCATCAGATATGGATTTAGCTAAGCAGTGATTTTTAACCATATTGTTTATTTTTAAATCTTCACGAACAATAGTGTCATAGTTAGTTAATAAGTGACTAGCTACCTTATAAGCATTGTCTTTACGTTTATTGGAGATATGCTCATGAGTTTTGGCAAGTATAGTAACTGCCTTTTTACGTCTGTTAGAACCTTTTCTCTTGCGGCTGACTGATTGACTTTGTTTCTTTAATTTAGATTCAGCTTTACGGTAGTTCTTGGGGTTAGGAATTAATTCGCCATCAGATGTAATTACGAATTCCTTAATACCCATATCTATACCAGTATCCTGGTATGTTAGAGGAATCACCTTTTGTTCTACCTCACAGGAAAAACAGACATAATACCTTCCGTTCTTTCTGACAATGGTACAGGTTTTAATATTACCCTCTACTGCTCGGTGCAATTTTACTTTCACATTACCGATTTTGGATAGCTGTAGGTGCTTGCCCGAAAGTGCAAAACCACTCTGAGGGTAAGTAAAACTGTTGTACCTTTTATAGCTCTGAAACCTTGGAAAACCAGCTTTTTCACCTTGCTTAAGCCTACGAAAGAAATTTTGATATGCTCTGTCTAATCGTTTTAATACGTCTTGTAGGACTTGTGACTGTACGGTTTTATATTCCGGCAATACATTCTTGATTTTTGGTAATTCGTTTTGTTGGTTATAATAACTAATGTTAATTCCACAATGCTTATATAGGTAGATACGGTGTTCTAAAGCACAATTGTATAGACGCTGGCATAGTGTAACTGTCTGATCTATAACTTCTCTCTGCTTTTTAGTTGGATATATTCGGTACTTATAGGTTTTTATCATCTTTTCACCTCCTATGTATATCATATAATAGTTACATAACCTTGTCAACATTATTTATATATAGTATTATAATTATTGGAGGTGTTTAATATGACGATTTCAGATAAGAATACAAGAATATTGGTTATTATCCCAAAGGAACTAAAAAAGCAATTAGAACAAAAAGCTAAAGAAAACAATCGTTCAGTTAGTAACTATGTTGTAACTCTCATACAAAAAGATGTTAGCAAATAAGAACTTCGGCATTTATCCCCCACCTACATTAACAATTAGAGGTGGGGGTATTCTGCCTTAGTCAATATAAACCCATTACCAAGCGGTAGGGTAACACCGCAATTCGGCTCGCGAAAACCTAGATAATGGGCATAAAAAAAGACGCTATTAAAACGCCCTTTGTTATCTTAATTAGTTATCAAAACCTGATGCCATATGGCTACAATACCTGATGCGAAACCACTACAGGTTAAAAACCATCTCAAACGTCGAACACTCTAAGGCTAGACTCGATTTTAAGAAGAAATTTATCTCTTTATCTATGCGTTCTATTTCTCTTTATATTTGCTCTTTTTCTTGGGAATATAACCGCAAACATCAAACACTTTATGCTCGTTTATATCTTTCATTTTGCGCCCGTTAAAGGCTATATGAGAATTGAGCATATACGAATTGCCTCTGCCTGAGCCATTCTTTACCTAATGCAATAACATGCTTGTCTTTTTGCCGTTTACATTCAACACCCTCAACTTCTTTAATTGTTCTCTAGCTTTTCCAACCTTCGTATCTCTTTCGCTATAAAACATGGTTTTAAAGATTCCGTATTGTGTTATATCCCCACCATTCCAGTATATTTCGGGGTTAATGCAGTATTTCTTACACCCTCCGCTTTCACCGCGAAAGATTAAGTTTTTATCCATCAGTGATTTAAGTATTCGCTTTGTTTGTCGTTCTTCACGATTTATTATCCTAGCTATATCCTCTGTCTCTAATGGCTTCGATTGTAACCCCTTGTGCTTGCTAACTAAAAAATTAGAGTTGATTTCACAGTAAGGAAATAAAAGCGTTATACAATAAACTTCATTAGGATTTAAGGCTTTTCTCATACCTATCTCCTCCCAAACCTCGCCATAAAACTTAGTAAACTTCTTGCGTTCTTTCTGCTTCTTGGGTTTTACTTTCTTGTCTTCATCTTGAAAACTCGCATCGTTAAACGCTTTGCTCTGAATATATGTATACCCTGGTTCTGGAGGTGCCATCAGTACATATCCTTTAAGGGCCGCCTGGGCTGCCAGTTCGCGTAAATTATCCGTTACAATCACCACCATTTCGGGCGCGGACAAAAATGTCCTGAATTCGGCCTTTTGAGTGACAAAAATGTCATGCCCCTAATTACCACTACATAGCCATTAGGTGCGAAATTAACTGCGTTTTGTTCTTACTTCTTATATGTACAAGATATAAAACAACTTATAGTACCCATATTTTTTCAGAAAAATATTTTAAAATCCTGTTTGCAGGTAATACCCCCTCATAAAACATAAACCTCCAGGAATCATACCGGGGGTCTATACTTTATATATTTCTTCTTCAATCGCATCAAGGACTTTGTTAATACGATCTTTAATGTCTGGACGCTCCGCTATCTTTTTTAATTCGTGAAGATAAGCCATTAAAAATTGAACTCTAAGTTCATTCATACTGCGTTCCTCCTTTTATTGGCATATTATGGAAAAGAAACTTAGTTTGTTGTGTGTTTAAAAAAATATATTTGGGGTCGCGTGTAAGCACTAACGTCAAATAAACGACCCCGGGGGGGTCTATGTTTCATCGAACAACTCGATTAACGCCTCAACCCATTCAATATATTCTTGGTGTGTCATTTGTTCTCGGTAGGGTTCACCTTTGTTGTTAGCACTTATTCCACCAAGTCCAATATACTTTACGTCGGTATATCCCTCTTTTATGTAATCCCATAAATCGTCATAATCGCTGGTCAACACCACGTCATGCCCGCTATGAAAACAATCTGCCCATTTGTTGTGAACGAAGTCCATTAAATCTTTACCCCAACGCTCATGGTCTTGGTACACACGACAAGTTTTGCAGTAACTTATGTAATCAATTCCCACTTTTTTTCCTCCTTGATTATTGTGATGGGATATTTTTTTTGGGGATGAGCGCACATATACTATATATACATATATACGAGGGGGGGAGGTGCTGCACCGGGGGTCTGTTTGGTATCGTGCACTCTGCCGCATGCCCCTCCTGGCTCACACCCTGCCCCTTTTTGACTATGCGGGCAGGGAACACTGTAATGTAGCAGGCAAAACACCACTGACTACTGTAATATGAGTAGAATACAAGGTAAACATAAAATAGTACCGATAAGCATGAAAATGGGTATTATTTCTGCTGGTTTTGGACTGATAACAGACTAAATATACAATACTATTGCATAATCCGGCTGTCGTGGACTATTTTGCCCAGTCATCCAGGTCAGGATTTGCGAATGTAACTGTAATATCACCGGAAACGTTTGTGTCTATCTCCTGTTTGTCCCGCCAGTCATAGTTATTTTTGAGGCTAAACATGATGCCTTGCGCTGATTTGGCAGTAAACAATGACTCCGCCGCAAAACTCTCTATTTTAGCCTTCGCGCGCGATATTGCGTCATGATACTCAATGCCATAATTGTCCTGATAAGTCATTAAAGTTTGTCTGTTTGTCCCCATAAACACCGCTAATCCCGACACTGTAAGCGGTTTAATGTTTTGCTGATACTTGTCTCCATTGTCGTCTATCTTTGTAATATAGCAGCTATCAAAGTAATCCTGTATAACTGCCTCTAAAACCTCCGGTGTCTCAAATTTACGTGGTTTACCGCCATGGTTGCCGATCGCATTTTTATTATTTCTAGGTGCCGCCATTGTGATCACCCCCAATCATTTTTATCATCTATTATATATGTAAGCTAATTTTATCTTTTTTGGTGAACAAGGTTTATCCCTCGCTCACCAATTTTTACCGTCGTTTTGGTCTATAACTTTTAAAAAAGAATAATTTTGTAAACCAGGTTTCCCTTTCCTTTTCTCCCTAGTACCCTCATATCTATTCTCTTCCTATACACTCAATTCTCTTCTAATCATATCTATTCTTCTCTCTTCGCATACCATATGCAATGCATTTGCATACCATTTGCATTACCTGTCTTTCCATCGAGTATTTGCAGCTTCTCTTCTTTTTTCCACTATCTCATCATAAGCCTTCATTTTTCCCAAAAGAATCGGGCTCCAAAAAGTTTCCCCGTCTGACTCAAAGAGTTCAAATTCTTCTATGCAATCGCCTATAAACTCCTGCATTTTGTCTGTATCGGCGTCTAATTCCTTCGCTATGCCCTTCATTGCATACTTTCCTACTAATTTAAGTCGGTAGTTTTCAGATTCTCTCATCATCTCTAACAGCATCCAATACCATCCATAACCTTCTGCACCATAAATTGTACGCATAGTAAGCGTTTTTTGTTCTCTACGTGCGTTTCCTTCGTGTTTAAACCAATATACTTCCTGTTTTCTTGCCACAATTACACAACCCCTTTTGCATTTTTGTAAAGGGGTCTCGGTTTAGTAAATTTTATGCCAGGTAGTTTAATTGTTGGTAAATCATCGTTCACCCCGCTGCTATTAGCTGGCGGTTTTAATGTTGCTATATAATATAATTCATATATGTCTGTATCGGATTTATTGCTTAGCAAGCTATATGCAAAGTATCGCGCTTTCCTTTCGCCAGAAGACGTTGCAATTCTTCTACCTAAATCATAACTTTTACCTATATAAAGCAATTCTTTTTTACTATCGTAAAGCTTGTACAATCCAGATTTCGAAAATAATCCCATTAATATTTCTAATGTTTTTTCGCTTAATTCGAGCGTTGCCTTGCTCACTTTATCTTTATATGATGCATCTTGCCGAATAGAATTTACGCCCATAAAAGGTTTGCCATATTTCGAAAATTCCGAACACAACAAAGCTGCTTGTTTATCTAGTTCTAACATAGATATGTAGTTTTTAATAATGTTATCAACGTCCATTAACAACGCTTTCGTTTCTTCGCCGTTAACACACTTAGAAAGCCTAAACGAAAACACATTAACAGGCTGTCTGAGACAATATTCATGAATAGAACCTACATTTTCTTCATTAAAGCAATAAAGTTTATTTGTTTCTTCAAGAAGCAACTTCTTTAATTCTTCATTAACGTCAACACCGTTATTAAGGGTTATTTTCCTGCAATAATAAAAGTAATGCATATGATTCTGGTAACGTTTATTCATTTTTCACCTGTCCTTTCAGTGCGTCCTAAATAAGGTTAAACCCTAGTTGAGGGGCGGTAGGACATCCGCTTTTCGCTAGCTAAGCTATCAACCAGGGCATATAAAAAGCACCGGCTCTCGCCGATGCTATCTACCTATGATAAATCCTTATTTTCGTATCCCGGAAAATCCTATCCTCAAGCTTGAGCGTTCCGGGCTTCTCTTTTGCTTCCGTTGCCGGTGCTGGCTCTTCTTTTCTGTTTGCCACCTCCACCAGCTCCCGGATTTGATCTAGGTAGTTTATGATTTTCTTTTTTGCCATAATTCCCTCCACGCAAAAAAGCCCCGCTGCCGGGGACTCCTTGCTACCGCAATATTGTATATTACCATTTTACGCCTTTTTTCCGCCCGTTTGGTCCCCTGTTTGTCCCCTTTTTGTCCCATCCAGAAAAAAGCATGGTTGCGTCTCTACTATATATAGCTTGCGTTTTGACACACGTACCGTATCGTAATATACTATATAAGAAGAGAGGAGATGATCGCAATGGCAAAGGCAAAATTGATATTTGATGTTCACCCGGGCGAAAAAGAGTGGCTAGAAAATGTAGTACTGGCAGCGGAGCCAGGGCAAACCAAAATTGGCCTCTTTCGGCAGCTGCTAGATAGATATGCTGCCGAAAAGGGACTCCCATCGCGGCCAAAAAAATAATTCCAAAATAATTTAATGAATTTTCACCAAAAAGCCTGCAATGCCCAATATTGTGGGCTTTTCTTGTACTCAAAAATAATTCATTTTCCCCTTGCAATGCACCACGCCACGTGCTATACTTATATCAGATCAAGGGAGCAGGCAAAGCACCGCGACAGGGCCTTTGAGCAGACGGCGGCAGTAACCTAAACTCCCAGCAACCCGGACGAGACGCAACCGACCGGCAAGCCCGGCAGGCTCTTTGAAAACTAAATCCCCGTAAACCGCAAGTACACGGTATACCTGGTCAACAGCCTGACGGAGAAACAGTTCATAGGAGTACCCGTCAAACCCCAACACATAGCCGGTCAGGACACAAAGGAGAAAGCGGGAATCAAACCGGGCGCAAGAATCCCGAAGCAAGCCACAAGGTTTGTTTGAGGATTTTTGAAAAGGAGGCGGAAACATGCATTATATAGCATTGTTTGACGGAATGGAATGGCACGTAGGCACAGTACCAGCGATGCTGGCAGACTCAGAAGACGCTAGCAAGGTAGTGAGCAGCAAAGCAGAATGTGAAGCAATATGCGCACAGCGCAACGCAGACGGAATAGAGCCAGAAGGCTGGTAGCTAACAGATAACAAACAAGCCGGGGCCGGCAGAAAGGGGTAATATGAAACATTTGATAATGTACAGCAGCACAAAGAATCGTTGGCAGTATTGCCGGCGAGTTGGAAAAAACGAGCTAGCTAATCTGACCGCCCGCAACATGCAAATCCTGGAGGGCAGCAAAGCCGAGGTAATTGCACAGCTGGACAGTATAGCAAGGCCATAGCCAGCCCGCCGGAGCTTATCCGGCAGAGAGGGGAATGAAAATATGAGTAACTTTTTAAAAACAAAATATAGCAAAGCCCTAGAAATCATTGAGGAAACCGGAAAACTTAAAACGGAAACAATAGACGATGGCGATATCGGATTTTTATGGACGGAAATCCAGAATGCAGGCTATGAAGTAGAACTCAGCTCCAGTACTGACTACCTGCTCTGCACCCCAAAGAAATTTACAGGGCCGTGGGAGCGGGAGGGATACTCAGTAGAAATGCGGGATTTTGATTACGACCTGAAGCAATTTGCAGTAATCGTACTGGGCAAAAAAGAACAGCTTATTATTCCCGGCAGCATCGAGAGCATGAACAGCATCATTGAGGACCTCAATAACGGCGAGGACGTCGACGGCTGGGAGGATGGCATGGGCAACACCATTTATACCGACCCGGAATTTTTGGAGGATGCAGAATAAAACCACTTTTTAGCATACCTGGGGCTCCGGCCCCAAAGGAAGCCAACAACCGGCAGGAAAGGAGAGATATATAATGGAGTATTGGAACAGTCTACTGTGCCAGCTCATCACAGGCCAACAGGACGACTTGAAGGCAATCATGTTAGAACAAATGTCCGACTACACAGCAGGAGAGATCGTTTTTGAAGAACTGACCATCGGAGAAATCGTTGGATGGTTGGTTGACAATCAAGCCGAAATTAAATCGGCTGGATTGATTAAGTGAGCTATAGCCGTCCTGCGGACAGCCAAAAGGAAAACAACGGCGAATGAAGAAGATAGGGAATAGGACCGCCGGCACAGCCGACAGAAGGAATGGAGGGAAAATCATGAATTACACAGTAGAAATTACTTTTGAGGGAATGACAACGGATGAAATAACGGGCTTGACAAAGGCACAAGCAATCAAAACCGCAAAAATTAAAGCAGCGGAATCAGGCGAAGAATATCAGGTATTTGTTAGCTTTTTCCGCCCATCGGATGGGCAGCGCGGATATTTAAACCGCGATGGCAATCATGAGATTACGGGCACTGCATGGTAGCCGCACGTAGCCGCACTGACGAACTGTAAGACAGCGCACGGGATAAGCGCAAATTACTTATCCCGTTCTATTTTCTCTTTTAAAGCTACAATAACATAATTGCTAAAACTTCTTATTTCCTTACTAGCAGCTATCTTACATTTATTGTGTAAATCTTTAGGAATGGTTATAAAAACACGAGTATTGTCCTCTGAAATAGCCATATAAAATCACCTCCATTAAGTAAGTGTAACATGAAAGAAATGTATATTGCAATGGTGTTACGCTAGTGATATAATCATAAGCAGAGGTGATGCGAAATGAATGCAAATCAAAAATGGCGCAAACAAAACCCCGAAAAGGTTAAAGCGCATTGGCAAGTAGAGGAAATGAAAAGGCGAGGTGAATTAACACCGCAACCGTGTGAAAAATGTGGCAGCACAGTAAGAATCCATGCTCATCATGACGATTATTCTAAACCAGCAGAAGTTAGGTGGTTATGCTCTAAATGCCATCGTCGGTTGCATGCATTACAGCAAGGGCAATATATAAACTCGAACATACCAGAAAAGCAAAAAGAATACTATCGTAGATATTACAAGAAAGTTGTCGTCCGAAAATACCAGATTCCATTGGCACCTAAAAAAGAATTATTAGGCAATGCGGCACAAGAACTAAGGGAGCAAGGATTGTCTTATAAAGAAATAGGTGAAAAAATAGGTGTTAGCAAGGGAACTGTTTATAAATGGTTAAATGACGTTAATTATAGTTAGACAGCGAAACCGGGGAAACCCGGTCGGCGGATGTAAACAACACCGGCTAGAGCCGGAGAAAAAAAGGAGGATAAATCAATGAAAACTACTAGACAGGACATATTGGAAGAAACTCTGAAGAACTGCCACTCAGCGATGACACGCGGCGAAACTCAGGAATACACGGCCTCAGATGCAGATGGCGGCGCATTCTACACCATCACGCCTCAGCAGATGGCGAACTGGGACTACATCCGCGAAGAATGGGACCGGATGGATTTTCATCTCCTCGCAGGGGAAATCATGGAGAATTGCGGTTTTTAGTTTTTAGTTTACCTGCCCCTTCGGGGGCGTAGGAAGCCGTAAAATCGGCAGAAAGGGGATAGAAAAATGAAATTTGAGATATACGGACAGAGGTTTAGCGACGACGTTTTGGTGGCGGGGGAAAAAGAAGTCCCGAACCCTCAGTACGATGGGAAATGTATCCCGGTCATCAGTATCAGGAAGAATACCGGAGAGGTCATGGAAACCCGCCTGGAACCAGTCGATAGCGACTACTGGGCCAATGCTGATGTAGTTACTCACCCAGTTTATTCTTTCATCGTCCAGGAATTGGGCGGGGAAGAGAACATCACAGCGATGTTAGAGGTAATCATAGCCGACTAGCGCCCCTTCGGGGGCGTAGGAATGGGTGGCGGCCTACACCGGAAGGAGTGGAGAACATGAAACTAAACATACTTTATAAAGGGTATGGAAACATACAGGCCCAAGCTGTTGGAACACCTGAAGAATTGGGAATGATTTTAGCCCGGGATATACAATCCCAGGCTAAAGGTCGAGTCCGGGAAGGCACGGTGGGATGGTATGCAAAAGAATACGCCCGCATCCTTCGTGAGGATGCAGAAAATCCCGCAAGCAATTGGATCACACTCGAAGGAGACGGAATGCCCTTTGAAGTCGGAACCAATGCTGGGCAGTCAGTCAGCTATGAAGTTCCATTTATTATCTGCGATGTTATCGAAGAATAGTTTCCTGCTCCAGCCCATCACGGTGGGCTGTATGGAGGGAATTGTAGACGACAGCCCGGGAGGGCAGGAGGAGGAAATAAATTTGGATAAATTGATTGCAGAAATTGAACGCGTAGTAGTGACCCATCCAAATCTGCAGGATGGAGAAATCTACACAGAGGACAAATCGAATGGAATGCATGTATTGGCCAAGACCAAGGGCGGCAAATTTGAGTTCTTGCCGATTGGCATCCTAGCGCCGGAAGGATGGTACCCAGATGCACGGACGTATGCAACGTCAGCGGGCATCGATACCCGAAACTGGTAGTCGCCACCTCTCAGGGCATTGTGTAGTGCCCTGGTGGGTGTGGATTACAGGAAGGGAGGAATGAAGATGGCAACATGTAAAAACCAGTGTTGCAATTACTGGAACACTCCAGATTGTGCGCTGAAAAATGGGGAAGCGAAAGAGCTGGAAAAGAAATGCTGCCCAGCTCAGCAGGTCATATGCGATGGCATGCCCAGAATAGAATGGGCATACTGTCCCGAATGCGACGAGTACCAGGCCGAGGGCGGTACATGCGAGGACTGCCCATTGTAGACAGCCAAGAGGCCGGGCCTCGACCGCCCGACCTCTCAGGAAATCCGGGGTAATTTGTATCTCAGTGAGTACATTTTACCTGAAAAAATGAAAGGGGTGTAAATTAAATGCAGGTAACAACAGAGAGAGAATACATCTTAAACCTGGAAACCGGCAAAATCGAATTACATTTTGAAAAACAAGAATACCAGGCATTGCCGGAAGCCACTAAAAAGGAAATCAAAAGCGCTTTTATATTTAGCGGTAAGCGGTCAGCCTGGGTAAGCAGGGCAAAAGAGCCTAATTTGTGGAGAGCGCACCGAATAGCAGCAAAATTAGGTTTTACTCAGGAACAGCGCACCGGCGAACGCCTCAGTTATGCAAAGCAGGTAGAACGCAAGGCAGAAAGAGCAGAAGCCCGCGCGGAAAGATACGAAGGGTACGCAGACAACGCCGACAAACGGCGGGAGCACTTGCAGGCAGATTTTAACAAGCATCGCGGAGATATTGCTTTTGTGACTCAACCAAACATTAACAGCAACGGCGGGAGGGCCTTTACCAACTATAGAAATAAGGTTATGAATCGGTATAGCAAAGGCTTTGAAGAATATCGCAAATCAGAATATTTCAAGGAGCGTGCGACAATTGCTCAGAACACCGCAAACATGAAAAAATACCAGGACCGGGTATACCTGGACAATAGAATTCGGGAATGCGAAAAGAACCTTAAACAACTTACCGGGAACCTTGTTAGATATGAAGAAATCCTGCACAGCCTGGAAAACGCTACAGATGATAGACCGAGCATTTACACCAATAACACCATCGAAGGCGTGCAAAAGTCTATAGAATACGTCCTGGAGCGCATGGAAACCGAAATAGATAAACAGGCATATATGGAAAACTGCCTTGATGAAATCGGCGGCATACAGTACAGCAAGGCAAACATTAAGCCGGGTTACATTGTGCAAATCAGAGGGAGCAGAGATTACCAGGTAATAAAAGCAAATCCTAAAACGGTTGACGCGCTACATATAGGCACAGGCATGACGTTGAATTATAACTACTCAGAAATCCAGGATATTGTCAAAGCTGAAGAAGTGAAACCAAAAAACGAAACCGAGCAACACCCATACAAAGAAGGCGAGATTTTAGTACATTACAATTGCGGCGGCAATCGTGTAATTAGAGCCTATCAAGTTATCAAGCGCACAGCAAAAACTATACAGGTGCAGGAAGTAGAAATAGTTGATAATATTCCTCAGCAGGGACAGTTTAAATCCGGGAGCAAGCCGCAACGTAAAAAACCAAGTATCAATAATTGGTCTGGAAATTGGGCAGTTTACGACGATGACTGGCAGCTATATAAATATACTGCATAGACAACGAGCGCCGGGGTTAATTCCCCGGCAGGAAGGAGTACAACATGAAAAAAAGCCTATACTCCATCTTCAGTAATGCCCGAGAGATACAAAAAATCGTCGGTGAGCCCTACATTTACATGCTCACCAAATCGCCGGAAATAGAGCACACAGAGCTTACCCGGGATGACGAATTTAGAGTGCTAGACCTCGGGTGTAAAGTAGTCGACGAGGTAAAGATGTTGTTGGAAAGGGGGAATTGATTGTGCAAATAGACCTCAGTACACTAACCCCGGCGGAACTTCTGGAGCTGTCAAAAAAGGCGCAGGAGCTGGCCGGGGAGAAGCCGAAGAAGAAGCGAAGGAAACACGCCCTGCCTAAAGCTCTTAGCGGAGCTGATATGGAAAAAATGCTCTCAGTGCCCAACCTTAGCACCAAATCGGGCTTAAAAAACCGGGTGATGCTGGAGGTCATGCGCGGGGCAGGTTTGCGCGTGTCCGAAGTCTGCAATCTCACCCCAGCGGACGTGGATATGGAAGGCGGCGATATATTCGTGCAAAATGGCAAATTTTCACGAGACAGACACATCCCGATAGGGCCCGACCTGATTGAGTGGCTTCAGCGATGGAATGCCATTCGTCCAGAATCAGAATGGTTTTTCTGCACATTTCAGGGTGGACAATTAAACCAGAGGCAGATTCGAAGCATGTGTTATCGCATCTCAAAAAAGGCTAATGTGTCCGTGCAGGACGGACATAAGAAAAAGCCTGTTAGTCCCCATTGTTTGCGACACACATACGCCACAAACCTGCTGGAATCGGGAGCAGTAAACCTGCCCGAATTGATGCTACTCATGGGGCACGAGGATTTAGGGACTACACAAATTTACTTGCACGTAAGCAACCCGGCGTTGGCAGCGAAGATTAAGGCGTTGGGATAG